TGCAGGGACCACGGGCGCGGAGCCGAGGTCGAGACGCGACGGGTGGGGTGGGGGTTTTTCTCCAGCACCGAGGTGTATATATCCCCCCTCTGGGAAAAAACTTGACCAAATCCCGATTGCACGAATAATTAAGCCGTATGGAGCAGAACATTAATTACTACGAGCGTAACAAAGAGGCGCGTAGGGAATACCAGCGCCAGTATTATGCTAAAAACAGAGAGCGTATTCGGGCTAAACGGCGCATGGAGGAACTCAAGGACCCCGAAAAGTTTGACGCTAGGAAGAATTACAACAAGCAATACTACCTAAAGCACAAAGCAAAAATCCTGCAAAGCCGTGCGGAAGCGTATGCCAAAAAGAAAGAGGCTCGCAAAAAGGAAATCGAAAGTTCTCTAGACTAATATATACCTTATTGTAATTTACAACTAGCTATACTCTCTACAGGAAACTTTCTAATATAGTTTTTGAGATCCCGCTAAACCCCCCTGCACGGTGGATTGACTTAAACCGCTACGCTGATACGCTAGTGGTTAAATGGCCACCCCCAAAACAGATTCTAAACTTACGCTTTATGCGGGACTCGCGGTTCAGGCAGCAGGAATCGTTTGGTGGGCGTCTAATCTGAACTCTGAAGTTCAGCACAACGACTTTCAAATTCAGATGTTGGAGCGCACGGTGACTAAAAATGCTGAATTTGTGGAAAAATGGCCTGCCGGAAAATGGGGAAGTGGTGAACTCCCTTCGGATACACGACAGGATCTTCATATCTCGGAGCTTCAAAAGCGTGTTGAAAAGCTAATGGACGAGCTATATACGCTTAAAGCGGCAAAATCAGAGTGATCGACACGTTACTAACATATGTCGAATTTAGCTCCCCTTTTCGACTTGTAACCCCCACCCTGCTTCCTATTCTCACGCAGACCGCCCCTCGCCATGAAACCTTGTTAGTGATCCACGTTGCCTGATTCAGAGTGGGTTGGGAGTTTCAACAGGAGATCTAGCGCAGGTAATCCCATGGGAGGGGCGGTTTTGCGTCTACAAACAACTTGAAAAAGTTTCTTGTGTTATTATATACCTAATTGTAACTTACAACTAGCTCTAACCTTAACAGGAAACTTTTGAATTATGTCTGACGATAAATGGGTCTACTGGCCACCGGACGGGTTCCGTGGAATACCGAAGGCAGCTAGCCAATATGTTCTATCACCCAAGGGTTTTGTGTTCAACCTGAAGACGGGCAGGATGCTCAAGCAGCAGTGGGACGGATACAACACCTACACGATTATCCGTAATAAGGAGGGCAAGCAGTATCGCTTCAACCATTCCAAGATTGACGACCCCGATTACAAACCCCTGACAAAGGATTGGGTGCTGAACGAGGACGGGGCCAAGGTAGTCCCTGAATACCCAGATTATGCGGTTTCACATTACGGGGCCGTTTACCGGATCAACCCGAAGAAGACGGGTCCGAGGGCTGGGGAAGTTTTCATGCTTAGTGAGTTTACCAAGCAGGGCCACTCCTACGTGAAGTTATCAAGTATATACACAAAAACCCCCAGAGATGTCAGAGTAGATAAACTAGTCCGACAACTCTGGGGGGATGAGAGTAGTTACTCTGAGTAACGCTACTTCTCTTCCGCTGGTGCGGGTTCAGGTCGCGGGATTACATCCAATCCAACGCACAGTTTTGGAGGAAGCGGTGTGACCGCGATCTCCCCTTTTACGTTAGTTGGTGGGTTTGTGAACGGGATTGGAAGACTTCCGTTAAGTCCCGCAGAACTACAGGATACACCAAACAAGACACAAGACACCGCCGCGAAGCTAATCAGGATTGCTTTCATAAGCCGCGAACTTAGCCTTTACCTATTCAATGTCAACTTCTAAACGATTGACTAGTTTCATTAAATAAGTAGAGTAGGCCAATAATGAACGATCACCCTTTAGACATCGACGGGCTGGAACTTGACGCCCTCACAGAAAAAGGGAATCCGGTTGAAACTCGTTTAAAAAACGTAAATAGCGCCCTTTCTATATTTAAAACCCTAGCTAAAGCAGACGAAAAGTCCGCTATTAACAGGGCGAGAGTGGACGCAATGTTCGACGGGGCCGCACCTTACAACCAGACGAGACTGGAAACGAGCGGTCAACCCCTGAAAACGAACCTGAATTTCGGGGAAGCACAACGCTTACTGGATATTGCGTTATCCGCTTATGTGGACCTTTATTCCAGTTTGGAGTGTCTCGTAGAAGTTCGCGGGACTATGGGGGAGAAAAGCGAGATTGCCCCCATGGAAGACATCGTTGCTGATGAGCTAACGCACTTAATGCGCTCATGGCCCGAGTTCCACAGTTCTTACCTACGTCTTTGCACCACGTTCATTAAGCACGGAGTATCTATCGCTTACTTTGACACCCCTGACGATTGGAAGTTCAGGGTTGGCGGGTTCACGGATATTCTAATCCCCCGTCAGACCCCTGCATCCGAATCCTGTATCGATGTAGCTGTGGGCCGCAGACAATATCTTTTGCATGAACTTTATGGGTTCATCAAGAATGAGAAGGCCGCACAAAGTGTTGGTTGGAATGTGGAAGAGGTAAAGCGTGTCATTTCTGAGAATGCCAGCACCAAGGGTAGGCGTGGGCAATCCTCTAGTCTTTTGGACGACTACGAGGCTATCCAACAGGAGATGAAGAACAACGACATCCACACGGGGATTCAAAACCCGACAGTAGCTGTTTTGCATTTCTGGGTTAAGGAAATGGACGGTTCGATCAGCCACTACATGGCGGCTGAGAACAGCCCGAAAGATTTCCTATATAAGAAAGTTTCTAGGTATCAAAACGCAGAACAGGCTTATGTAATGTTTACGTATGGGGTCGGGTCTAACGGGACCTACCATTCAGTTCGCGGACTTGGCCAACGTATCTTTGCTCATGTTCAGACAAGCAATCGTCTCCGTTGTCAGCAGATTGACGGGGCGATGCTTTCATCTGCGATCATGATCCAGCCTGAGAACCAACGGTCCTTGGACGAGTTGCAGTTCACTTACTACGGTGCATACGCCGTGATGAGTCCCAATGTAAAGATTGTTGAGAAAGCCATCCCCAATCTGGGGACTGCGGTTCAACCTGCACTGGAAGACCTGAGTAATCAACTCCAGTTGAATACCGATACCGTTAGCACGTATGGGCCTACCCAGAGTTCGCCCTACCGGAACCAGATGCAGGTGGTTGCTGACATGGATGTTACGACCAGATTGTCTGGGGCATCCCTAAACCTTTTCTACGCTTCGTGGACTAGACTGTTGAGAGAAGTAGTTCGTCGTGTGGTTACGACCAAAAAACGAGACGCAGCTATAACCGATTTTTATAATAGGTGCGCGAAGCGTGGAATACCTGAAGCGTTTATTAATACCCTTGATGTTAACCGGACCCGCGCTGTTAGATCCATCGGCAGTGGATCTTATGCAAACAGAGCAGTCGCCCTCAAAGAACTGCAAGCAATTAGCGGACAGTTTGATGATGTAGGCAGACGCAACCTGACTAGAGACATTGTATCGACCCGTGTTGGTCACGATCTAGCTAATCGTTATGTTCCTGCGGAAGTTGAGAAGCGTCCTACAGTAGATGTTAAGATTGCGTTGTTTGAAAACCTGCAATTGCAACAAGGCAACAACATCCCTGTCATCCCCAATGAAATGCACGGGACTCATTTGGAAGTCCATGTTCCTGTTCTCAATCAATTGATTGAAGCAATTAATACTGGTCAAGCTGACTTGGTTCAGGTCTTGCCTGTCCTACAAGTCATGTATCAGCATATTAGCGATACTGCTCAATTGGCAGCAGGTGACCCCGCCCTAGAGGGCATGGTCGCTAATACAAAACAAGTGTTGCAGTTTGCTGAAGAAGCAATCAACAACGCACTTAAAGCCGCGCAGAAAATACAACGTGACCAGATGCAAGCCGAGCAAGCCCAGATGCAAGCCCAAGGTCAAGAGATTGATCAAGACGCAGTTATGGCAGAGAAGCAGGGGATGAAGATGCAGGAGCATGATATAAAGATGCAGATCGCGCAGGAAAAAGCTGAGTTGGAGATGGCCATCAAGCAGAAAAAACATGAACAAGAAATGGCTATACGAGACGCCGAAGCTGCGCTAGACTTCCGCGACAAAGCGTAACTAAATGCCTAAACATCCGACTCCACCGATTCCGGTAGCGCAGTGGTTCCGAGACACAAAGTCTGTCCAAGAACTACGAGAAGCTATAAATACAGGTAGCTTTAAACAAGCTGTCGCCATATTAAAAGAAGTAGCAGGTCCCTCTTATGGGTCTTTGCAGAACCCAGAAGGGAACAACTTGCGACACGCATGGTATGCGGGTTACAGAGATGCTTTTAATGACCTTGAAAAATTAACAAAGTTGCCCGACACTACAAAAACTAGCACCGTTAGTCTAAACGAGTGGACCCACATAGAATAAAATGAGCGAAGATACAGCCACTGCCGAAGCCGTAGATACTGCTGATTCCGTAGAGGAATTGCCTGATACGTCAGAAGACCAACTTGATTTTGCTAGCGCCCTAGACGCAGCATTTTCTAATTTGGATATTCCTGAAGTCGAAGAGGAAACTAAAACTGAGGAACCTGAACAGGAAGAACCTGAAAAACAGGAACCCGAGAAGGAGGAACCCGAGAAGGAGGAACCAGAGGCAGAGGAAGAACAGTTCGACCCTACAGACACCCTTGATGAAGAGATATCGGATGATTGGACCCCGAAAGCTGCATCTAGGTTCAAGCAATTAAAGACAGAGTTGAAGGAAGCAACAACAGAGTTGCACAAACTCCGACAGGAGCAGGTTGAGAGTTCGTCTAAGCTAAAAGAATTGACCGGGGCTGTAGAAAACAAAGACGTTGAGACTCTTCAAAAACGTATTGATGAATACGAAAAATCTCAATTGATTTCTAATTTGGAGCAAACTCACGCTTACAAAACAGCTATCGAAGAACCACTTAACTCTTTGGTAGACAGTGCTACCGAGATTGCAGAAAGGTATAATATCGATGAGGAAGCCTTGATCGATTCTTTTACTATTGAGGATACAACAGAGCAGGACGAAAAGCTGGGCGAGCTTTTGATTGATGCGACTGACAGAGACAGGGCCAAGGTGTTTAGAATTATTGAAGACATCACCCCTATTATGGAACGCCGCAATGCGATGATGGAAAATTCCAAGGAAGCCTTGAGTGAAGCTAACTTGGCCGCAGAAAAACAATCTGAAGCAGATGCCGCAGAAAGACTACAGGATAGGCAAAACGCAGCCAGAAATGTAGCCTCACGGGTTCAAAAGAAGCTGCCGTTTCTTAGTGGTATCGAAGGGCTAGACATGGAGGCGATCCAATCGAAAGCCGCTGAAAACGACCCTCAGTCAATACACCCTGTAGATTTTACCTACAATTCTATTAGCGCCCAACTTCTTCCCTCTATTGTGAAAGAGTATGTTGGTATGCGAAAAGAGAACGAGCTACTAACTGACCGATTGGCAGAGTATGAGAGTTCTGAGCCTACTATGTCTGGGGCTTCACCTTCGTCCAAGCAAGTAGTTGACGGGAAACCAGATGATCGCTCTTTCGAGGACAGAGTAGAAGCTGCTTTTAGCGGGAGGCTGTAGACGCCTATCCCCTAGCAAAAGAGGGGTTGACAAAATAAAAAATTAAACTTAGTTTTTATTTAAGAATACGACTTAGGTTGCTCTAGCCATTAATTAGTTCTACCAAATAAGTCATTTCGGGTAGGGCTGTGTTCCTGCAAACGTGCTGCTAAAGGTTGCTCTAGCCTTAAATAGTTCTAAAAGCGGTTCGCAATACCAATATCCGGCCCCTTGCACTTACGCAGGGGGATAACTTCTTTTTTTAATTTTTACTTTTTTTGAACAATGGCTTCTAGAGATTCAGCAACCGCAGATTTCACAACTGCGTCATCAACTGCTATCGATACAATCCTTGCTGAAGAGGCTAACCGTATTGGATCTGATATCCATAAGCGCGTTAACCACACTTCCCCTTGGATTGATCTTGTGAAAAAATCGTCCTTCCCTGATGGGATGGGCTACAAACTTACCACTTTGGTATACGACCGTGCGCTCCCAACTACTGACGATGATGGGGATGTTCTCGGAGCTAACTGGGACGATGTTGGCCTTGTGGCAGCAGCTAACGAGTTTGGTTCTTCCATGCTCGATCAGCCTATTGCTGACGCAGCCGATCAGGTCCAAGGTGCCAATGGCCCCGGAGGAACTAACCTTGGGACTTCTGGAGACAGGCGTGGATACGTCAACTTCAGTAAGGTAATCAAGCAATACAACATCAAGCGGTCGGTTCTTGAGTCGCCTCGCATCAATGTTGACGACTTGCGTTACGCCGCACACCGCCAAGAACAGCTTCGTGCTGTAATGGATTCCCTTGCCGAGGCTACTCGGTGGACTTGGGAAACCCGTTACCGTGACGAGTTCGACCGTCTTTCCGACAACACCGTAGCTTGTCGCACCAGTGGCACATATTTCAGCACGGGTAATGAAGGTGACCTTCTGAGGGATCAGGATGGTGTCTCTGGAAACACCGCTGTTGGAACTGTAGATGATGCATCTGCTGGCGTATCCGATGACACCGCTTCTGGTGTTACTGGTGATATCTCCAATGCAGTGTTGGATAAAGTCTACAACCAGTTGGTCCGCAAAGGAGCGGGACGCAATGCTTATGGCCGTGAAAACGGTCGCCCAGTATTTGCCCTCGTTTGTTCGTCGGAGGCTTCTTACGGTCTGATGACCGAAAGCACCGCTTTCCGAGATGACATTCGTTACAACAACGCTCGCGTGTCCGAGTTGATTGCTCCGCTCGGAGTTGAGAAGTCCTTCCGTGGTTTCTACCACCTGATTGACGACCTCACTCCTCGTTACGCAGTCGCACTTGGTAGCGGTCAGTCCGCTGGCAACACCCTCGACGTTGTATATCCCTACAAGGTCACTAACGGTATTGTCACAGACAACGCCGATTACGATAACGCTCCGTTTGAAGCCGCATTCGTAATCCACCCTGAAGTGTTTGAATCCCAGATTCCGCAACCCTTCAGTGGTGCTGGTGGCGTGACATTCGACCCCGTCTCTTATCAAGGAGACTTTAAGTGGAAGAATATCTTGTCAGAGGCAGCGAATCCAGATGGGACAATCGGATTCTTCCGTGGTGTCCTTGCTTCCGCTTCTAAGCCGATCAAGACCGACTTCGGTTACACGATCATCTTTAAGCGCAACACAACTGCCGCTGGAGTTTAATTTATAAATTCCACTCATAACTCGCGGGGCAGTGGTTTTCGGATCACTGCCCCGCATTTCTTAAAAGAACAATGGCAGATAAAACACTAAAGGAAAACCTTGCTAGTATAGAGTCCTTGATTGGTTCACTAGAAAAAGCAGGTATCAACGTAGGAGGAATTAGAAAAGCCTTCTTTGACGAAGTAGTTCCTCAAGCAGGGGAACCAGCAGGGGCAGAAGGAGATGAAGGGGATATGTCAGTAAAAGAAATGTTAAGGAGACTTAATGATCCGAGAGAAGCACTAGCTTCAGACGACCCCGTTACTGACGCCGACCCTCGTAAAGAAGTAGGTATGGCAGAAGGAGGAGAAAACCCCATACGTTATGGAGCGCAACAAACCCCCGACCCCGAAGAGCAACCTGCTCCCGCAGCAGACCCTGCCCCTCCTTCGGAAGAAGAGTTAGGGGAAATAAAACAGGATATGGCACCTGAAGCAGCAGAACCGGAAACTCCTGCTGAAGAAGTTTCTCAAGCGCCCGTTGCCCCTAAAGCAACTGAAATGGCTGAAGAGATAATGGCCGATGAAGGAGACAAAGAACCTACTCCTGAAGAGGTCGCTGTTGCGGAAGAAACAGAAGCAGAGAAAGTCAATGTGGATCTTGAATCTGTGTTTAATATCGTTATGGGGGATACGTTTGATCCTAACTCCTCCATGGACCGAGAAAAAATGCAGCGTATTAAAGACACTATTGATAGTGACCCACGGCTACGAAGGATGGCAGCGGAAGATCCAGACCGATTCGCCCTGTATATGTATGGCAGAAAATCTGTATTGAAATAATTTACTGCGCGTTACTTGCTTCAATTGTCCTTTTAAGCGAAGAAGTGAAGTGAGTAATGCCACAATGGATTAGCACAGCCCTTGTGTCGCAATATATTTCCCCACCTGTTGACTTCCACAAGTGGCAGAAAGATATGTCTTCCCCCATAGCCCCATGCTCTTTGGTGGTTATGCAGTCAAAGAACGTGTAGAAGTCCTTCAACTCAATAAATTTGTCGCTCAGAACCTGCTTTAACGGGACTTCTTTATCGGGGAATTTCTCCATTATTTTTGTAAAGGCACTTCGGTCTATCATTAAGAACCCAGCAGGACCTGCATCAATTTTGGTAAACCCGTCCTCGTCCACCTCAATAGGCCGTTTTTCGGGGAAATGAATTATGAACCTGCCCCCCTCTACCCCCTGAACACTCTTTGCTAAGTATGGGGCCATCATTACGTCTTCATCCTTTCTCAACAAGTTGTGGATGTTTTCGGGGGCAAACCCTATGTCTGCGTCGATAAACAGCATCTTAGTGCAGTCAGACTTTAAGAAAGCACGGACACAATTGTTTCGTGCGTGCGAAATATTTGCCGACCCTGCGTGTAAATGGACAACCGTTTCATAGCTAAGGTCTTCTGGAACAGGGGTGGACATAAATTTAATTAGCCCATTGACGTAGGCAATAAACGCTTGATGTCCGAATGCGGGAGTAGCGATAAATATTTTGTGATGCTTAGTCGGCATACCTGATATTCAGATATAGTTTCTTCAAGTCAACTATTTAGTCATGATGTGACGCTTGTAATTTTGTTGACTTAATTCTATAGTTACGCATGGCAAATTCGATATCTGGGAATGTTCGACTTGTGTATGGGACTCATGCCCATAACGAAACATTTAACACCACTTCATCTGCTTTAACATTCGCTAACCCCGCACCTAATTATTCTGCTGGGGGAGGGAGAGCTACGAACAACAGCAACAACGGAGCCGCTTTAGATGCTTCGTTGTTGGATGCAGCAGAAGGATTACTCCTTATTGTAAATATCAATACAGTAGGTGCGCTTGAATTAAGCATGGATGGGGGAACCAATTGGGACGTAAGCATACCCGCAGGTATAGTGAATCTAATTTCTGTGGGGGGAGATCACCCAGTTTTTGCCCGTTCAAAGATAGCCGACCTGACGAGCCATCCGGTAGCGTCATTCACAACGGCTGGTGTAATTACATTTGATTCTGCGGTCACAACAGCGGGGACTTATCTGATGTATGCTACTGCAAATGGTGGGGGGTCTACTGGCACTGTCCACACTTCGGCTGGTCCTCATTTCATAATGAAGACAACTTCCGACGCCTCCACTACTGGGACGGTCTATGAGTTGGATGGGACCACCACAAAGGATCTAACGGGTTTATATGCTGGCGATACGGAGGTGAAACTAATCGCCGCAGTTGATTATCGGTTCACTTTAACTGAAGCATAATTATGGCGAATATACAATTACAACGAGGACAACAACAAACAGTAGATGTGACCTACAAACTTGCGGGGGCTTCCGATGCCTTGGATCTTAGCTCGGGCTATGATGCAGAGCTAGTTATTCGCCGTAAGCGTGGGGATAGTTTTATGGGGCATGTCATTGACACACTACGTCATGGGGCAACAAGTGGCACAGCGGTAGCAGAAGCGGACAGTCGCATTACTTTGACCTACGAATCCTCCGCTGGACCCAACATTCAGCTTCTGTGGAACACAGCTCAAGCTACTCTACTACCCAATGAAGCAATAACGGTATATGGGGATTTAAAGATTACGCTAAATTCCTCTGGCGAAACAGTCCACCATATCCGACTCACGTTTGATATCTTACCCGAAATTACAGGATAATGGCTAACGAAAGCGTATCTGTAACACAGAATACAAACTCTGTCTCGGTTACTCAGGCAGACAACACTGTTACCGTCTCAACAACAACCCCTCCTGTAGAAAACGAGGAGGTTCAAGATGTTGTAGGGGGCATGGTAACTGGTAATACCGAGACGGGTATCACGGTTACCTACGAGGACAGTGACGGCACTTTAGATTTTGTTGTTGCTTCTCAAACTGATGAGAACTTTACATCTGCCGACCACACTAAACTGGACGGTATTGAAGCTAACGCTACTGCTGATCAGACGGCGGAAGAGATTCAAGACATGGTAGGGGCGATGTTAACGGGAAATACTGAGACTGGTATTACTGTTACCTACGAAGACGGAGACGGCACGATAGACTTCGTAGTTGCTTCTCAAACTGATGAGAACTTTACATCTGCCGATCACACTAAACTGGACGGTATTGAAGCTGGAGCTACCGCAGACCAAGACCTTTCAAGTTACGCCACACAATCTTATGTGGGGACTCAGATCACCAATTTAATTGATTCCAGTCCTGCGGCGCTCAACACGTTAAATGAGCTTGCCGCTGCATTGGGCGATGACGCCTCGTTCTCGACAACAGTAACTAATTCGATAGCGACTAAGCTCCCCCTCGCGGGGGGGACCATGTCTGGCAACATAGCCATGTCGATTGGCGATACTGTTGACGGACGCGATATTTCTGCTGATGGGGCTGCTCTCGATACAGCGGTTAGTAAACTCAGTGGTATAGAGGCTGGAGCTACCGCAGACCAGACGGCGGAAGAGATCCAAGACATCGTAGGCGCGATGTTAACGGGAAATACCGAGACTGGTATTACTGTTACCTACGAAGACGGAGACGGCACGATAGACTTCGTAGTCGCTTCTCAAACTGATGAGAACTTTACATCTGCCGACCACACTAAACTGGACGGTATTGAAGCTGGAGCTACCGCAGACCAGACAGCGGAAGAGATTCAAGACATTGTAGGCGCGATGTTAACGGGAAACACCGAGACTGGTATTACTGTTACCTACGAAGACGGAGACGGCACGATAGACTTCGTAGTTGCTTCTCAAACTGATGAGAACTTTACATCTGCCGACCACACTAAACTGGACGGTATCGACGCGGGGGCAGACGTAACTCTTAACGAGATATCTGCGGGGACAAATATAAGCATTGATAGCTCGGGCGTTATTGACGCGACCGATACAAACACTCAGCTTTCTGCTGAACAAGTTCAAGATTTTGTAGGCGCAATGGTAACGGGTAATACCGAGACTGGTATTACAGTTACCTACGAGGACAGTGATGGCACTTTAGATTTCGTAGTCGCTTCCCAGACTGATGAGAACTTTACATCTGCCGACCACACTAAACTAGATGGCATTGAAGCTGGAGCTACCGCAGACCAGACGGCGGAAGAGATCCAAGACATCGTAGGCGCGATGTTAACGGGTAATACCGAGACTGGCATTACTGTGGCTTACGAAGACGGGGACGGGACTATTGACTTTACTGTAGACGCCGCGCAGACAGGAATTACTTCCTTACTAGCTACTGATATCAAAATCGGGGAAGACGACCAGACAAAGATCGACTTTGAGACTGCGGATGAGATTCACTTTTACGCGGCTAACGTAGAGCAGGTGTATCTTGCAGATAATGTTTTTGGCCCTGAGTCCGACAGTGATGTAGATCTAGGAACTACAGGCGTTCGATGGAAAGACGCTTACGTTGATTCGATTACCGTTACTGGAGATATCAAAGGTGGGGTTAGTGTGTCAGAAAAAACTGCGGACTATACTTTAGTTGCTGCGGACAATGGGACCTTTATCAGCGGAACCCACGCTAACTTCGATGACCTCTCAATTACTGGGGATCTTGGAGTAGGGTTTAATGTTTCTGTAGTGAACCCTAATGCTGACCTCGATATAACTGCCTCAAATAGCATGGTGATTAATGGGACTACCGATGGCACGGTCACCCTTGCTCAAGGGTATCAACCTGCGACTATTGTTAGGATCGCGTCTAATACTTATGCAGTCTTTGGTAATTTGACATGATTATAAGACCGTCACTGTCGGGGTTATTCCAGAGAAATGTTATCCCCCCTCTTGACATAAGCGGAATGCCCACTGCTAGGCTGGCATACAGTTTAAGAAAACTCCGTGCCGCTTATACTGGGTATGCGTTAAGAGTGAGGAACTCAAGCGGCACCGAAGCTGATGTCGAGTTTTATAACGATAAAGAAGTCACTAGCGAAAGCATGACCAGTGCAGGGTCAACGCTTCGGGATTTTGCAGGGGGCGGCGACGTTACAGTCCCCAAATGGTATAATCAAAGTGGTAATACCAGCACACAAGCTGGGGGCGGCTCTTGGAGTGGTTATGCTACTGCACCAGATGCAGTTCAAACCACATCAGGTAGGCAACCCCTTCTAATGGTATCGGGGGCCAAGACTAAAAATGCTTTAAAATTTGAAACAGTGGGGGGGCATTATGCTTACGGTGATTATTTCCAAGTAAACAACTACAGACTACCCAACAGTCCTGACGATTTCACTTTAGTCTGGGCAGGGCAGATATTTAGTTTCAGTGGGGGGGCGGGTCTGCTTGTTGATTTAGATAACTTTAATGATGGGGTGGAACTGACTGGAAATACTTCAGTAGCTTATAATGTGTCTGTAGATTCTCATGACTTAGCAAGTGCTGCTAGTCAACCTACAGACACCAATATGGTTGTGATAGGATCGTATGACCGCAGTAGGGCGAGCGCCCAAGGGGGAGACGGGAATTCTCAGATACTTAGAGTCAACGGCACCGAGACTACTAAAGACACCAACGAAGATAAACACATAGGGAATCGGAATAGATTTAGAATCGGAGCGAGGAAAGACAACAAAAACCCTATAGATGGAACCTGTAGAGAAGCGTTTGTTTGGGAAAGTCAGCTTTCTGCTGCCCTGCAAGTCGCACTAGAAAAAAACATGGCCGTCTACAACGAAATTGATTTGTAATACTATGCGTTATTTAAAATTCGCAAATATTGGTGACGCCGAGCAAAGAAGTAGAGAGCTTTGGGAGGATAAATTAGGGAGGCCTAAGCTAGCAGAAGATGACACGGTTTATCTTTACTCGTTTACTGTTGCCGAAACATCTGACGGTGGTTCCTACCTTCTGATAGAGGATGAGGGCGCTTTACTTACTAGCGAAGAAACGGCTTCTTTAGAGAATGAAAATTATTATCAGCAGTGGCGGCAGAGCCATCAGCCAGAGGAATATCAATCGGACTTGGCGGAAGAAAATAGTTGAAATCTAACTGAACCCCTTCTACTTTCTGGCTATATGACAATTGAATTCACAGAGCATGAAAAAAACGCAATGCTCCAAGTCCTCAATGTAGCGGTTAAAGCTGGAGGATTGCCTGTTGCTGGAGTAGCGCATAAACTAGCCAAGAAGTTTACTGCCCCCGAAGGAGTAAATTCTTTGGAAAATGACAGTCTCCCAGAACACACCTCACCCGATAAAGCCGTAGAATAATGCCCGTTCAAAGGAACCAAGCTAGCCCTCAGAGGCAGACCGTCCTCACATTCGTCTCCCCGAATGTGCAGGATCTTTTGTTCTTTGAGACAGTAGACAAGCAAAGGGTTGGGAATACGCCGCCTGTTTACGGCACCCCGCACCCTGATACTGATAAGTTCCCCAACCATGTATTGGCTCATGTAAAACAAGCTGACCCTCAAGGGCAGCTATACGAGTATTACTACGCTAATACGAGGACATCACAGGACGAGTATAACTTTGAGTATTCACAGGCGAGCCTTGGTCAAACTAAGTTTAATACAGTTGTTAGGACGTATGTTAGTCTGCGGTCAGAATTTACTGAAGACGATAGCGCGGTCGTAGCAGGAACTGATATGCCTACTGCCCCTACTGCCGCTAATTTTACGGGGAAAGGGTATATACTAATGGGGCGCGATCAAAAAAGAATAGGAGATCGTGAATTGGATGGCGTGTTTGTTGTTGAGCAGAGGACCTATTTTGTCCGTGAAGATATCGAGACACTGAAGTGGGACGATCTTTCTAATCGGAATTTGAAAAGCACACTGAGTTATTACTACACTGGGGAAACCCCCACGGGTGAGGAAGCTACTATAGATGCTCTTGTTGTAGACTCAGATAACGCTTGGTGGCAAACCGCTGTAACTGCTGCTGACGGCATATCAGTCGCAGCTTACAGAGAAGGTAGACAAGCATCCGCAGATTGGTTTGAGGTTGTTAAACAAGAAGTAATCGCGGGAACTACAGGAGGCGAGGGCCTAATAGATGTCATAGATTATAAAACGTCTATGAATTACTCATGGCCTCCTGTTTTGGATTTCATAGAAATTGTAGCTTGGGAAAAGCATGACGGGCAACTTTTGACTTTTCCTGAGTATCATATGGAACCTGAAGCGTATAGTGGCCCTTGCCAAGCCACAGTTACTATTCAGTGGTCTAAAACTAAGTTCTCTTCGGTAGCAGCAAAAGCCATGCTGCCTCAGTCCTTCCAATTTGGGACTCCCTATGTAAGACTTCAGGTCCCCCCATGTTTAATGAACGGGGGTAAGTTAGTTTGCTCAACAGGGACTGTGGACCCTGTTTACAAGTATCAGGTATACATTAAAAACGTACCCGTAACTAAACCCGCCAAACGCCCCGCCTCTATAGTAGCTAGAGACGAGCAACAACCTGCACGGGGTGGTTATCTAAGAACAAAGTGGACGGTCCACGCACCTGCATATTAGTAGTAAATGGCTGAAAACTTTACAGGAAGCGAGTTTTTAGGAGGTCGGGGAGACGATGGGATTAATTTTCCCTCCCCTAAAGATTTATCCGATGCTTTCCTACAGCCTCTTACTACCCCCTCTATATTTGATTACTACCAACCAAGGGGCTTTTCCGCTGCTGATGGCGAGATAATCGAGCAAGACGATATACGCTATAGGCAAGAACACGAACCTTATAGGTTTGAGCCTGATGGCGACATGGTTGTGTGGATAACCAAAGCCCATCTTTATGAGATACACCCCCGCAAACCGAACAATGTCATTATCCATGATTTAAAAGAACTTAATATCAAAGTTGACCCTAATTGTGTTGTTTGGTCTAGTTGGATGACTGACACACATGGGAACGTAATACCTAATGCAGATGGTAACAATTATGTATTAGGTAAGTCAGAAGGTGATCAGGTTCCTATTAGCACTAACTTTATCCCAGAGAATGAAGAAGGCTCTGGGTCAAATGGGCTGTATTTCATCCCATTGTTTTGGGTCAAAGATGGCAAGATAGATCGTAATTATTGGAACGATAGACTGACGCCTCCCCGAGGAACATCTCTTTATGGGGGTGTGCAAGGGCATAGAGGCCCTATGTGGTGGATTAAAGGTTACAACAACCTAAAAAATCTAGGCGAAGGCGAGAACGTATACAAAGAGTATGTGGGCGGTCTTGAGGATTTCCACTACCTCCGCTCTATAGACGACAGGGGGCAGACTCTGTCCAGTCCGTTTAAAGGAACCCCGCAAGTAAATGTAGCGACTAATGGGGACGAGATAGAGATTAAAGGTAATGAGTATAATAAAGAGTGGAACATAGGTTCCTACAGAGTGGGGCTGTTTGAAGACGGTTTAGCCGTTTGTCTAAAAAATCTATCTTGCACTTCACTATATACTAGGCAATTAACACCTGTTAGCGTTGTTACGTCAACAGGCACTACAAGTGTCGTTAATGAGGTTACTGTCGAGACAGGGTCAGTTGGTGCGTGTTCTGGGCATGGGACACTTACCTTGCAATACCATGAGGTAGCTGCGGCAGGTAGCAGTACTGGAGGTAGTTGTTATGTTTTGGGGGTAGTAGGGGGTGGTTCGTCGGCACCCGCTAATGCCTCAGTAATTACAAGCATAGCTTGCGCTACTGCTGTTACAAATGTATCCCACACAGATACTTCTGTTTTGCGGTCAACTGGCACTGTTAGCGTTTACCAAGCACACGGTTCTGGTAACCATAAATTCTTGGAATCACCTGCTAGCGATGGCTCGACAGAGATTAGATTTGTAGATTGCCCGACTTCTAATTGTGATGAAGAAGGCGCAGATGCCGGGGTATAGCCCCATAAGTTAGAGATCTTGACCTCAAGGCTTTTAGCTATTACCCTTCGGTATGGCTACTTTGACCGTGGCGGGTGTAGAAGACGCTCTTTCAAGTTATAAATCAGCAGGAGGCTCTTTTTTAAAAGAGTTGAATCTTATTATGCCCCGCCTTTTTGCCATGGGTATGTGGCGCGATCTTCTGTTTGAGACTGTCATTTCTACTACGGACGGCAATTTTACCCTCCCTGATGACGCTGAGTCAGTAATTTCTGCTCTGGTTGATAACGACCCTGCAAAGACACGAAGCCGATTCCACGACTACAGACTTACTGGCCGCAACGCGGACGGGACAACTATCGCGGCTTTTGGTTTAATTGACGATGGGTTTGTCCCCACAGTCAATGAGCTAGATTCTTCAAAAGCCTATAAGATCCACGTAAAACCTATCGCGCCCGAGACTCAGATCCCGAGAACAGAATCTTCGTTTATAACTATTACAGGTCTAGATAATAGCTCTACCCCTGTAACCGCAACATATAAGCCTACGTTTACTACTGCTGCCGCCAGCAAAACCTCCAGCACTTATTTCACATCAATTACTGAGATCCGAAACGGTCATTCTGATTTACAAAACCCAGTTGAAATTACTGCCGAGAATATCACAGACGATACTGACACACTCGTCCTTGGGACTGTGCAGGAAGCGAATAAAGTTAACAGCTACAGGCGGTATAGACTTGGTAATGACACAAACCTCACTAAGAAGACGATGCGTCTTTTAGTTAAGCGTAAGTTTAAGCGGTTGATAAACAGTTATGACCCCGTATACCCCAGCAACTTGAATGCTATTAAGCACGCCCTTTTAGGAAGCATTGCAGAAGACAATGCAGATATTGAAAGAGCGTCTTACCATTGGGCTACCACCAACCAGATACTGGAGCAAGAACTAGACGCTTACCGTGGAGCAGCCAAACCCGCAGTTAACTTTGACCCACTGGGGTCTGGCGGCAGAGTCCCCAACATTGTTTAACACTAACCCCCTCGCATATGATTGAGTATATTACCGAAAACGCAGAGATGCTTTTGCAAATTGCTGCAAGCGTTGTTGCTGTCGCCTCCTTAGTGGCAACGATGACACCGAATGAAAGTGATAATAGGATAATCCAGAAGGTATCAACCATAATATCGTGGTTGGCCTTGAATGTCGGCAAGGCGAAGTCTAAGTGACCTCCTTCTTTAAACTTTTAACTGCGGCCCTTAATGCCTACATCGAACACATCAGACTCAAACGCGACAACCGCTTGGACGATCTTCAAGATGAGCTTGATAGGTTGGCCTCTTCTGGTGACCCTATCAGCTTGCTCCAAATGGAACGAGTCGCCGAGCGCATTAAGCGGGAACAACAGCGCCTTATACGATCCCCCCGTGATAACTCTGAAGGAGGGGGTAACGTATGACTTCCATGAAGGTAGTTTAGTAGGCCGAGATAACCATAAGTTCTTCAGCGAATATTCGTTCCGAAGGGCTGTGATTATAGGGAGTGACAAATGATGAATTCTCCTAAAGTTATCGAGTCATTAGTGGGCATGGCCGCGCCTATGTTAGGGTTGATAACCAGTATGCAAGAGCAGTTGGAGTATTGGTTACGAGTCGGATCTCTCGTTGTCGGATTAACAGTAGGGTTGGCGTCCTTATACAGGTTAATAAAGAAATGATAGGGTTAGCAATCGGACATAGCCGTAGAGGAGACAGTGGCGCGTGGACCGTTGGGGCCAATAGCGTTAGTGAACACCAGTTTAATTCTAGGTTAGTTCCCTTAATAACCCCCCTCCTGAATGTGCCTTATAAAGTTTATGACGACTACCAAGCGTCTAGTTATGTAGGTGCCATTAATTATGTATCCCGTCAGATGAAACAAGATGGAGTAGACGCTTGTATTGAGCTACACTTCAATGCTGCGGGTCCTACAGCGACAGGCCATGAATGGCTTCATTGGGAGACTAGCACGGGCGGCAAAAAACTAGCCTCAAAATTAAAGGAGGCCATGGAAAACGAATTCCCTGACTTGAGATCCCGAGGAACCAAACCTCGATCAAAAGGTCAGCGAGGCGCTCTCTTTCTCAGAAAGACCCCCGTATATGCTTGTATCGCGGAACCCTTTTTTGGGTCCTCAGTCAATGATGTCGATTTGATTACGGCTAATTTAGACAAGTTAGCCAAAGTGTATGCTGACGGGGTAAATAATTACTACTCCGATGAAGCTCCCTAAGTCCATAAGAGTCGCTGGGCAGACTGTTAAAATACAACAGAGAGATCTTAGCGACGATGATTGCTTCGGGGTATACTACCCAGAGCGGAAATTAATAGTTATTAGCACGGGTCTTTCTGACAAAAAGACACGGGAAACATTAAGGCATGAGTTGATGCACGCCTGTCTCGACATAAGCGGTCTATCCTCTTGCACTAACTTTGAAGAAGAAGCTATAGTTAGGTGTTTTGATACGCATTTTTTTAGTAGTTGGACTCGTCTAGAAAAGCGTCTAGGCAATGAATGAAACGAAAGGCATTACCCCCACAGTTCACGCGAGACAAGGGGTTGATCTTGTTCAAACCTTCGGGGCAAAATGTAAAAGACGCTTTTGAGCGTAGTGAGAATTTAGGAATCCTCCCTAACTCCTTTACTCGCGGCAGCGGAAGAATGACTGGCTTTTTAGGCGAGATAGCTTTTGAGCTTCTTTATCCTGACGCCCAATATGTTGGAGACACAAGCTATACGCATGACTATGTCCTTGGCAAAAAGAAGATAGACATAAAATCAAAGTCATGTGGGGGCAAACCACTTCCCCATTACACTGCTTCGGTCAACACTCCTAAAGGAAAAAAGCTACCCGCCAATGCTTACTTTTTTGTCCGTGTAAAGAAAGACCTAACCCGCGCTTGGCTGTTGGGCTGGGCTACCGCCAATAAAATACAGAAGCTCGCTGAGTATAAAAAACGAGGAGAGCCTGACGACTATGGGTTCACTTATAAAGTTAATGGCTATCATCTTCCTATAGCGTCTCTGCGGCCTCCAAACTCTCTGTAAACTTATCTGGGTCGATGTCAAATTCCTGAGACACATCTATTATCCAGACCTTCCCAGAACCCCGCCCGATTGATTTTATCGGCCTAATTTCGTCGTTAGCTTTACCTGCGTCTTCTAAATGAGACAGTCCGTTCCTAACAAACTCAAGTCTGTTGGACGCCCCCAACGACCTACCGTTGTTGTAAGCGTGGATAGCTACTTGAAACTCAGTTATAGTCCCCCTCCACTGTGTTAGCGTATCGTTCTGTTCTCGGCACGCCTTGGAAAAGAAGTCTACAAGTTCAGCGACTTGCGACCTGCTAGAGTTATCGTAGGCTGCGGATGCAATATTCCCGTCTATAAAACTTCTCACACCAAACCTATCGTCGTCCATAACTTCGGCAGGAGGCTTCCACTCTTCCAACCATTTACAATAGTGGGGTAGTTCCTTAGAAATAGTATCCTCCAACACCTTTTTTTCTGGGAAGTCAAAAGACTTCTGCGATACACGAAAAGCCATCAACTTATCTCTGTTGCTGGAATCCAATGTAGGGATAACACTCATACTGTTAGCGTCATCGTTAAGACTAACTATAATCCTTCCCGCCCATGGCAGTGATATAGCATCGGCATACTTAGCCATAAATTCTATTCGTGGGTTGGCTACCCCCTTCTTAATAAGTTCCGTAGCCTTCCGCTGGTCTTGGAAAGACGCAGCACTAACTGTGTCATCAATGACCCAACTAGCCGCCCTACCTAAGTCCTTGTTGAATTTAGTCCCTCCAGATAAATAATCACTAGCGTCAGCAAACCCCCCTACACTCTCTGCAATAATCTTATTGGACAGGAGTGTTTTACCCCTCTTGGCAGGGCCTACCAAAATACACGCTTGCCCCTGATCCAAAGTGTTATTTAACACTGCCAAGTAAAAGCGTTTGTGCCACGCAAAGAAAAAGTATTTTGTTCTTACAGATGTTGAGTCTACGAAAAACTGGTCGAAGAAATTATACAGAAAAGGCCACTTCTCAATGTCCCCGTCTTCTGCTGGTTCTACAGGAGATATATTAGAACTGTTAAGTATGCGTGTTCCGTTGTAGTCCACGACACGTTGGTCCCTCTGGAACACAACAGGAGCTATCTCGTTAATCCTGTTTTCGTTACTTATAACCAGAATGGCACTCTCAACTTCTGATAGGTTTTCCCCCTTCTTAGACCTCGCCTTAAATCCTCTTTGCCTTAGCTCCAACACTAATTGGTCCCTTGGTATCGGCTGGGCAGACCCGTGGAGTAGTTTAAAGAACTGCCGTCCGTTAAACCAATACTCATCCAAAAGATTCCCCATCTTTTGTTGTTCAAAATCTTTAACAAAAGCTGGTCCAAAAATATCACGCCACGTTTTCCATCCGTTATCCCTATCAGAATATACCACCATCCCGTCTTCAAACACTTGGCACCCCTCCCGATCAATGCCGTCATCTATCCAAAACAAAGGCCCTCTTGCCCCTACTTCAAATTCTCCTACCCAGCGGTTTGGGAACCGTTCCTCCAGTTCTTCGGCCACCCTTTCTATTGGTATGGAAGTGTCCACGGACTGAGGTGGGGACGATTTGGCGGCTTTAAATAAAGCAGTCTGGACAACAGCAGGTGGGACCTTACCACGCACACCTACCCAGTCTTCCCCCAACTCAAAGTATTGAGAGGGGTTTTCTGACTTTGTGTCATACCCCGCAAAGATTTTGTGGAAGCCAATAGACTTCTTCAACTCTGCCATAAAAGGTTTGTATAGTGAGTGGTCTATAGAAGCCACTTCCTCAAACTCAAACACCAACCGTATGTAGCCACTATTGGTTTTGGTCCTCCACGTAGGCATACATTTCCCGCACTTAGCCGCAATAATGTCGTCCACGTTCCCCCAATCTACTGGGGCGTCATAATCCGCAACAACACCGTATATTTTGGCTACCTTGTTTTCGCTATCAATTCGTCTTTTGGGGGTAAGCCCCGCTGCCATGCTGTAAAAACAATGGTCGGTTGTTTCTTTCGCGCACCACTCTCTGAATAAAGCCTTAGACGAGTGCGTAGGTTTGGGGGCAACTTTGATAGAAGACAGATCATCACTGTCCTCACATTTTGTTGCGCGTAAATTTTTAATGTATCGGTATTTCATTTTTCGTATCTTCTAAGAATCGATCCTTCGGCAGAGACAGGGATATCAGGTATCCATTCTGGGGGCGTTGACATGATCTTTATGATATCGGCAAGTGTTTCTTCTGCCTTATCAGCAGGTGCCTCCACAACTAATTCGTCGTGAACGTGCATTACTATTTTATGCCCCGCCAATGCGACTCTCACCATCATGTCTGAAAATATGTCCCGAGCTAAACCTTGCGAAGCGTTCTCCGCTACAAGGCCCCCCCACAATTTAACGGCTACCTTTTTCCCATGGCGCGGGATAAACGCGAGGTAGTGATTCCTCCTGTTCTCCGTCATACGTTTAAGAGGGCCGTAATCCAAATCTCTCCCGCTTGGCAACGACACAATAAAAGAGGTCCCCCCGCCCCTTTGTTTGCTTGCTTCGTAACAACTCTCTATGTCCCCCGTGTAGCTATACCATAATTTCTTAACCCGTTGCATACTGTTCCTATAACGAAGAACCATCTTCTCTGCCTCTGATTCTGGTATCCCCGACATACTAGCAAACCTTGCGGCCCCCGCTCCGTAACCACACCCAAGGACCATAGTCTTCACACTGTGTCTTCTCTTAGGGTCTTCCTTTTTCAAGGACCCCCTTCCCTCGTCCCACATACGAAAACGCACCGCAAACGCCTCGTATATATCTGCTGACTCTGCAATCTCATCCAACATTTTTCTGTCCCCCGCTAACCAACACAAAGTTCTAACCTCTATCTGAGAAAGGTCCACTACAACCAACCTCTTATCTTCTGTCGGCGAGATCAGATGCCTTAGATTCACCCCAAACATTTCTTCGCGGGGTAAATTCTGTAAGTTCAGGTTACCCCCCGAACCTGAGAAACGCCCAGTATGCGCCCCAAAATACATTGTCCCTCCGTAATACCTGTCGTCGGGCATGGTAGCATAATCAAAACTCTCCAGCTTCTTTTTAAGAGAGTTGATCCTCCTCCAGTTTCGGACTGCGTCTATCCAAGTATGCTCTGACTTGTGGTATTCAATCCATTCTTGTGACTCAGAATCATCTGCCGCTAAACTAGCAGGAGGCTCAATACCTACTAAGCGACATTGCTCATCGAACGCAGCCCGACTAAGAAGCGGCTTCTCCCCAAGCCAAGGGATGTTTTCTTCTGCTTCAAACAATCTTTGCTTGATTATCTCAAGCTGAGACTTCAGTAGCTTACTGTCTATAGGGATACCCCCTTGAGCTATTTTTCTGTTAAGCGCACTAATCTCCCTTTCTTCTTGCGGCCATTTGTCTTGATAAGTTTCCCACAGCTTTAAACAAAGCTCACTGTCTTTTAGTGCGTAGTCCGTCACTTCCTTCTTAAACTCTTCAGACATCTTACCCCACTTCTTACCTGACATATTATCGCGGGTAGACTTGTCCACAGTAAGATCAAAGGCTTCAGCAGTAGCGCCTTTAAGAGAACGAGGCAACTTACAGTAAGCTGCCATATCAGCCGTGCAATACCATTGCGTTGGTTTGCATCCCCCCCACCATCCTTCCTTAACTCCGTATAAAAATAAGGTTTCATCAAAACTAGCGTTATGGCTTAGGACAATTTGCCCGTTCAGTAGGCCCCAGTTAAAATCCTTCGGATGCCCCACAAACGTATTACCATCTGTCCCCACAACCGATACAAGATATGCATCAAATTCTGGGTGGCTAAAATACCCCAATACTCCGAGAGTTTTTATCGAGCATATTTTATCGTAATACGTTTCAAAATCGACTGCGTATGTGTGCTTAGTCATGGATCATTAAAATGCCCCGCCCCCTTTACGAAGGCGAGGCATATAGCTTGGAGTTTTATGCGGTTGCTCCAATGGCGATGACAACTTACCAGTCAACAACACGACCGCCGCAATACCATTCCCGTCTTGGAAATTACTCGTCTTCGCCCTCTTCTGCCTTCTCAGACAAGAGTTCTCCTTGCACAGGAAGAGCTTTTACTTGTGCTTTCAAAGCATCAAGGATAACGCGAGTGGCCGCAAGATCGTATTGAGACTTTGCAATAGCCACCTTCATTTGCTCGCAAGCACCCTCAAGATGTTCAATCTCTTTTGTGAGAATATCGGAGTTACTGGGGACCTCAACAATCATTGCCCTATAAACCCTCCAATAAAGTTAGAGACGGCTTCATCAGGAGCTTCCTGAGTTACGTTAAGAGAAGGAGCATACCAACTGTAGCGACCTCTAGTAATCAAAGAAGAATTAAACTTCCACAATCGCGCATAAGCCTCAACACCCCGATTAAACATACCGAAAGTAGTCAGGCGCTTAAACGTCTGCCGATAGGCGTCCTTGGCAACATTAATACGCCCAAGAGCATACAAGACAGGCTCGCCATTTTCCTCCCCCATTGGGAATGGGAAGGCTTCCCCATTAGCCAATTTATCTGGAGAAACTGGGTTCCCATCAGGACCAGTAATATCGCCCCCTTTGATAAGGAGAGTAATGTCAGCAAATTCAAGCATAGAGTAATCACTCTCTTTAGAGAGGGCGTCCCTCTCTTCTTTGCTGTTAGCGATACGCGAAATTTCATCGCTATCGTAAGGAATATCTTCCCGCCATGCCTTCATGGCCATTACAGGAATCACCTTAATAGTGTCATCAGGACCAGCTAAGACAAACTGCTTATCCAATACAATAGAACCAGTAGCTACTGGTTCCCCATCAGGACCAGTAATATCACTGGTCTTCTGGACAATGTTAATCCTTGGGATATCAATGTCCGATTGTTCCAACGTATCCGATTCAAGAACGGATGACAGTCCCGACTTAGGGGCTTCTGCTAGCTCAGTGGCTTTTTTACTCATCAGTGTTTCGATGTTTCTTGTTTCTGTGAATCCCTACGACAAGGTCTGCCGTGGGGGTGAGGTTTCGACAATACCTGTGTTCTCACAGGCGTCAATAAATTCTTCAGATTTTTTTCTCTTGCCGCCCCTTTCGGCTGTATCCCCTACCATTTTAGCTACTTTAGCTAATGGGATGTTTACGTGAGCGAGAAGACTTTCGGCATCTATGCCGTATTCGTCAGCTATCTTAGCTAGGATTGCGTTGTCCGTTACTTTTCTAGTCGCTCCCATAGTTTTTAATCTTAGGTTGGGGTATTCCTTTCCTTCTCTGGCAAGGTTAACGGCCCTCTTTTTAAAACGGTCGGCCCAGTTTGTAACAATCTTAGCTATAGCCCAAAGCTGTTCGATAACATAGGGGTCTTCAGTAGAGTCAATATCTACATCTGGTAAAGAAGGGTCTACTTTTTTGGCTACCTCAACAACTAACCCACCCAGAGCAGGGCACACGTCTTCGTATTTACAAAACCTGCAATGAACTGTCGGAGTCAAATCCTCTAAAGGGGGCGCACCATCCCCCCACTTTGGTCGGACTCTCTCTGCTTTCAATATAACACTAGAAAGATCGTCGATTAGTTCTTCTAGATCTACTCGTTGAAATGTGTGTGAAAGTATTTCGTTCCTCTGTGGGACAAAGAATATAAAGTTAATCGACTCCAAATCAGGGAACTTCTGGAAGCAACCAACCGTGTATGCTTTCGCTTGCCAGTTCTTTTCAGGAGAATCTATGACGGATATCCCAGTCTTGTAATCAATTAACACCCCTTGTGTGTTGTCGTAAATATTAAGGAAATCACAAGTCCCGTATGTTGCGGTCCCTTTGAGTGCAACGTCTAGAAGAATTTCCTGACAACTCTCGGTAAGTTCCTTACCTTCGTAATTTTTAAGGTATTCATCTTGGTCAGCAATAATCTCATTGTAAATTGACACCTCTTCTTCACTTTGAAGGTTACTAGAGTCTCTTACTTCGATAGCCTCATGAATCCTTGTTCCCTTCTCTGCTGCGGCGGAGGTCCCTTCTTTACCTTGGTAACCTGCACAAGCTGCACAATACTTCAGACTACTTGGAGAAAACTCAGCGTGGCCCCTAGAAGAGTGGTCGGGTGATTGCATAGCCGAGGACTATACTTACACGACTTGTTGAGTCAAAGAGTTTTTTCAAGTTTTTCCAACCCCCACAAATACCTACCTATTAAGTAAGCGTCCACCATTCCGTCATGTGGAACACGGCACCTACTATTTTTAGTCCAGTCTTCGTCAGGCACAAGTTCAGTAACCACTTGTAGCGCCCTTTTCTTGGTCATACCTTTAGGCACTTTGCCCAATAGGGTTTTTTGCCAAAGGGGAATAGATACTCTAAATACATCATACCCCTTTGCTTCGGCCATACCTAATAGTTTGCCGTAACTCAGCGCCATAGATCGAACAGCCTGAGAACTCTTTGCGTGTGCTAGTGGTTCCTCTATCGCTAGAGTGAACGGGGTATTAAAATCCAAGAGCCATTCATTGATAGCCCTAATATCTATCTCTCTTTTCTTGCCTACTGTTTTCGTAGGCATAACGATTTTAGAAATTATGCCCCCGTCAAATCTAGAGAGGGCCACTAAACCCCCAGCCAACCCATTATCTATTCCTACTATCACAACAATTTAAAGTGATAATAACACCGTCCCCTGATTCAGGGGTATACCGGAAAACATTCTTACTTAACAACTGTAAGAAAAACACTTCTTTTGCTGTGTTTGGTATTACTCTATAAAACTCCCCCTTTAGTTTCCTCACCTTAAAAGAGAAGTCATTTTTCTCTGGGTGATCCACTCTTATTAAAACAAACGGATCACATACTATTTCCTTATCTGGGAAAAGACGGGTCATTTATTCTCAATAATACTAGTGTCTAGGAAACACGGGGAAGACGGCCCCAAATCTGTGGATATAAGTTCCGCTAAAGCTGCCATTGCATCTTTGGCTGTTAGCCCGTGTTGCTTCTGAAGAAGGGACAACGCAGCAGAACTGTCATAGCAAGCACTAGGGGGGCCTTCATTATTTTGCACAACTCCCACTAATGCTTCTTTTAGAAGGTCAAAGAAGATTACTTCTTTATACTCAGTCGGCCTAGCGTCCTCATAATCAGCAAAACAAGATTTCTGCCTATCAATATATGGATCGTCAGCGGGGTTGTAGTCCCACGAAAAGTCTTCAAAGTTATGTATCATCTGATGGTATGTCTATAACTGTTCCGTTACCTCTGTCTGCTTTTCTATTATTTAGTATCGATATATCGATTTGCATTTTAGATGTCCCCCCGCCTGTCTTCGCGTTCAAACCGAGGTTGCGTCTGATTAGTTGATCTAACTCAGAAAACTCCCTCACGTTTTTTGGCCCTTTAAGATTCTTCATGCTATCTCTAAGCAAACGAATCCCTGCTTGCGCTACGTAGTGTTGGTATTTCTCTGCTGGCGAACTTTGGCTTTCCGCTAAAGCCATGATATCTTCGTTCTCCTTTTCCCGTGCGTCATGTTTAACGCGCATAACAGCTTCGTCCGTCATGTTCTCAAGGTTCTCTTCTACGGGGATTGTCTTATCTACTTTAACACCGTCTGGTTTTTCAACAGGGACCAAACCGTTTTTCCTAGCAGGTATTCCTTTCCTTTTAAACCATCTACGAACTGTTCCTGAATGCACTCCAAGTTCTTTTGCAATAGCGCAAGTTTTCCAGTCTGCGTAATAAAGTGCGACGGCCCGTTCTTGAATTGCGTCTTTAGGATTATCGCTCATAATCTAGGTGTTATCGATATTAATTAATATGGCTTTAAAGGCTGAGAGGAGCAAGCAGTTACTGGAACCCAGAATAGACCCTAAATCTAAAAAAATGGATGTGGGTGGGTTTCTGATTCCCCCGACCAGTCTTTTAACAGCCCTCCTTTATGGGTTCGCCAAACACGAAGAGGTCCTCGCTAAAGAATATTATTTCTGGAGACTGTGTGACGAGTTGTGGAACAGGGAAGATCTCCCTGAAAAATTAATGGTTAAGCATCCTTGGGCGGAAAAGATGATTCGTGCGGCCCTAGAAAATAAATACCTAGCTATAGGAGGTAGTGCTTCATCTGGAAAGAGTCACACCATGGCAGCTTGGGGCATTGTTAATTGGCTAAGTCAACCACAAGACACTCTTGTTCTTATGACCTCTACTACTTTAAGAGAGGCACGGAAACGAATTTGGGGGTCTGTCATGTCTCTTTTGTCAGTCATTGACAACGCCCCCATTAAAATCAGGGACTCTATCGGGAACGCAGCTTATATAAACGAAAGCGGTCTTCTTATAGAAAGGGCGGGACTTTCGCTTATTTCAGCCGAGAAGTCGAAAACCAAGGAGGCTGTAGGTAAATTTATCGGCATTAAACAGAAGCGTATAATTTTGATTGGAGATGAGCTATCAGAACTTTCTGAAGCAATTCTTCAAGCTGGACTGACGAACCTTTCAAAGAACCCAGAGTTCCAACTCATTGGTATGTCCAACCCGAATTCTAGATTTGATGCTTTTGGGATTTGGTCCACCCCCGCAGATGGGTGGGAAAGTGTCGATACTAATACTGCGGACGAATGGAAGACAAAGTGGAACGGGTATTACCTACGGTTAGACGGGGAGAGATCCCCCAACATTTTAGCAGGAGAGACACTTTATCCGTGGCTACCTACCGAAGAAAAATTAAATGAAGACAAAGCCCTACTTGGAGTAGAGAGCAGGGGTTATATGAGGATGGTCCGTGCAGTATTTTTCGATAGTGATGAGACTACGGGCATATACACCGAGAACGAGTTAACCAGTAGCGGGGCGCTTGGTAATGTCGAGTGGCAAGGTAGCCCGATTAACCTATGTGGCATAGACCCCGCTTTCACTAATGGTGGAGATAGGACTATCATGTATACCGCTAAGTGTGGTTACGATGTTTCTGGGCAGTATGTTCTAGAGTTTGGGGACGCTATCCACTTGAACGATGACGCCACAAATAAAGCAGTCCCCCGCACTTATCAAATTGTGCGGCAGATTAAGGACAAGTGTAAACAATTGAAAATCCTGCCCGAGAACGTAGCTGTGGATGCCACTGGTGCAGGTGCGCCTTTTTGCGATGTCCTCTCTGGAGAATGGTCTGGTAAAATTATGAGGATTGGTTTCGGCGGGAAGGCAAGTGACAAGAGGGTCAGCGTTAATAGTCAATTAGTAGGTCATGAACTCTATGTAAATAGAGTGTCCGAGTTGTGGTTTGTCGGAAAAGAACTGATGAGGACCCGTCAAGTGTTTGGTGTCACCTCAGATTTAGCCCAAGAAATAACGGCTAGAAATTACGACATGGTAAAGAGTTCTACTTTACGCATGAAAATAGAATCCAAGCCTGAGTTTAAAGCACGATTCGGGCGCAGCCCTGATCTCGCTGATGCTGCTTTCTTGGCTCTTGATTGCGCCCGACAACGCTTAGGTCTGGTGGCTGTGGACCCCCCCGAAGAACTGGATGGGTCAAAGTTCAGGAAGAGAAAATCAATGAATACTTTACGGCAAGCGTTACAGAATTCTGAAGCCACTCTAGCGGATTGACTTTATAAATACAAACCACTATATTTTTAGCCTATGGCAGACAAAAACGTAAAAGAACGACAGGCACTTTACGACCGAATGCTAGAGTCTGCTTCTGGGAGATATGACCCTAGTAAGCTATCGTATTCAGACGACCCCATGGAGGTTGATCCTAAAGCGTTTACGCAGTTTGGCAAAGAAGCCGGAAAGCTAGGCATCACAGATGAGCAGTTCCAATCAGCTTACGGCAAAGCGGACAGAGAGACAATCAGACGCAAAAAAGAAGAAGAAGAAAGGCAGAAGGATCGTGAATGGGTGGAAAAGCGTCAGGGTCCGGGTTTAGCTAGACCTGCTGGTGGGAAAGAAAAACACACCAGAAGAAAAAAATTGAGGCAAGCTATAATGCTCCGCAAGAAAGGTTTCACCCGAGCCGCCGAGCAAGCAGCAGCAGATTGGGCAAGGTCCCCAGAAGCGTCTGCCCCTTCAATAGCCACCCCCGCTTATATGGCTGAGAGGGAGCAAGTAGCGGCAGATGCAAAGAAGGCGAGAGATGTGAATCGAAGGTTGATGGATAGGTTGATAGCTAACCCAATCCCCGATGCCGCTGAAAAGCCAAAGTGGTGGAAGGCTCTCTTCGGTAAGAAAAACTAGTCATACTGATGAGCGAATTCTTCGACGACAATATAGCGCCTTTACGTAATAATTACGGATTCTTATCCAGATCAGAGTCCAGTAATATTGGAGCGTTTGAACAGGCCCAAGTAGACCCACAACTTGATAAGATGATCAAGTTGCGGACTCAGTTGTCGCGTGAGTCCTCGATGAATTTAGCATTTGAGACTGCACAGTTTGATCTGGGCAAGAAAGTTACAGACGAGAAAAAGCGTGTTGCATTCATGGGCAGGACGGAAGAAGCAACTAAGGACCTAGATGGTATCGTCAACCAAACGGATGATGAAGGTGCGTTGGTTTCCGTATTTGAACGGACCAAACTAGCTAACGAGTGGGCGATGAAGAACCCAGACTTGCTTACCAATAACCCAGCCGCGAATACTGCGTTCATGGCTTCTCTTGAAAAACTCAATACGGAAGCCAAGCAGATCAAGTCTTTGGATGACCATGCTGGTAAACTCTTTGCTGCTGCACAGGCGGGAACACCGTATGCGGGTTTGCTGAAGATTGCTAGGGAGGACGGAACTTTAACGTCACAAGAAAGGATTGTTCTGAACTTGGCTAAAAAGATGGACAAAGCACGGGCAGCAAGTGCGGAAGCTACAAAGCAGGATAGGGATCTACAACTCGCCAAAATGAAGCAACAGGCTCTAAAAGACCAAGTTGAGAGCAATATAGCAGGGCATCAAGCTCATATATCTATCCTAGACGACATGCTTGAAAACCCCGTAGTTACAACATCGGGAGGGACGGACCGAGGCTCCCCTGTTACAGACACGCCTAGTTGGAGGAGTTACGAACCTCAAGTTCGCGCCCTTAAAATTAAAGATGAAGCAGGTGATGTCATTACAACCCCGCTTGCGGCTAAGGCCCGATTGATTGAACTTCAAAATACAGAACGCCAAAGATTGTCGGGCGAAGCGCCCACACCAACATGGCTTCCCAAACCCCCCACCGCTGGTCCTACAGCAGAAGAAAAACTGGCCGAGTTTTTGCTAGAGCATCCTGATGCCGATGCTGATGGTGACGGCACGCTTACTGAAAAGGAAAAACAGGAATATCTGAGACTAGACGCCCCTGACTTCTTCCCTAAATAACAATTCACTACACACAACCTGCTTCTGCTATGTCAGACCAAAGCATACCCGACCCTACCACTGGAGATAACCGGAGTCCTAAAGTGACTCCGTTTGAAGTTTGGACTCAGAACAATGTTTTTGAGGACCCCATCGAGCAAGTAGCACGATACATGGATCATGTTCGCATAGCCCACATGGAGGCGGGGCTTTACAATGAAGAAGCAGAGGACCGTATCGGTGGTGATTTAGTTAGTTACTTATCGGGGCATGGGTATCTCACAGAAGAAAATAGGGATGAAGTAGCTTCACAAATCCAAAACTTAGACAGGATTAGTGATTACGAACGGGCCGAAAGAATCAAAGCGGCTCATGAATTAGGGTGGCTCAACAAAAATGATAAGAGTCCTTTAACTAGGAAAGACGTAGGGAAAATTGACGACTTCTTGGATTTGTCCGCTAGAATTCAAGCGGGGACTTACGAGCAAGACGAGACGGAAGTAGGTCCTACAGAAGTTGAGGTAAAGACTGGGCTTGTAAGAGAGGTTCTGCAACGCGCTGAGACAGACCAAAGGACTAAACTTTTTAACAGGGGCGAGATTAATGCGGCTGTTGTTTATGAAGATGGTAAGCCTCGCCTATTAGGAGGCAGGATTCCAGAAGGCAAAACGATTGCCGATGTTATCAAGGAGTCCAGTGACTACGGAGTAAGACCGCAGCATTTCTTTAATATAAAATTCAACAATCGTATTCCCGAGTATTCTGAGTCGTTATACACTAACAAAAACACTTTGCTAAAATACTGGGAAATTCAGCAGCGATACATCGCAGAAGCCGAAGCAATCGAACTGATAAAACAAGATCGGTTAATAGGGCCTATGCATCAAGTGTCGGAGAATAGGCATTTATCTATTATGCTCGACGCTTTGACGGAGAGTAAAGCGCGTTCTAAGTATGGTTTCTGGGATAATGTTGGCACTGCTAGTGCTGATGTGTATGAATCTGGAGGTCAGCTTCTAGCAAAAATTTTTGGGGGGCAAGACGAAGCAATTCGTGCTATGGAAGAAGCGGAGTTTCTACAAGAAACTTATGCGGATAATTTCTCTAACACTAGAGATAGTCTTATTGCGGATTTAGGTGCGAAATTAGATTACAGCCGCGATGTCTTGGAAGATGTGGCCGATCAATTAACTCTCGACAATGGTAAAGCCAAAGTAGGCACTGGAGAACTACACGACGAGAAGCCAGAAGGGTGGTATGTATACCATGAGAACGAGGACGATCAGTGGCTTAACGTGCATTACGGGACCTACAAGCTCCCCACAGTAGCACAGGAACTTAAAGCCCGACCCGACCTCCATGCCAATGCATTGGACGCCGCTTTGGTAGATTCCAAAACACAAGAGGCTTTAGAACAACTACGCCAAATTGAAGTTGAGGCATCGTTTGATACTTATAACGATATAATTTCTAAAGATAAAGATCTTGGGGACAAGTGGTCGCAAGCCGTTGTCACTGGTCGTCAACAAGGTATTTCAAACAGAGAAATTTTAGAACAGTTCACAACTGACGAAGCGAACTGGAATAAGTTTTCTGAAAGCATGGAAGGGTTGGGGCGCAGTATTTGGGATGAAGGTGTTTTGGGTATCGTCCACGGCATCGCCGCTATGTCAGGTGCCGAGTGGGGTCAACAAGGTTTGCTTAAAACTGCGTCAGAGAAAGCCCACCAACGAGAAATGGGCAGGTTGTTTGGCGACAAGTTTGGTCTTGGCCAAGACGCATTAGAGATGATTGCCCCCGTAATGCTGGACATGGGCGTTACTGGTTTGTTAGCCGCAGCCGCCGCCCCCACGTTTGGGGCTACTGGTGCCGCAGCAGTTGGTTATGTAGGGGCAAAGACTAGTGCTACTGTCGCGGCGAGACAAATTATAGCGGCAGCGTTCAGAGGAAGCCTTAGAGTTACGGGCAAAGAATCTTTTGAAAAACGAGCTAAAGACTTGTTCAAGAAAGAAATCGTAGGTGATCTTGATCAAGCTAATGCAGTCATCAGGGCATACAATAGCGGACTTACCAAGAAGATTGCCATGGCCCCTGCTGTGTTTTTACCTGCTGCCAACAGGTCGGCAGGAGGGACTTACGGGACAGTCTTTAAACATATTGAGGACGACCTGAAATCCCGCCACCAAAACGAAGATGGCACTTGGGAAGAGGGCTGGAGTGAAGAGAGAGTTAAAGCCGAAGCCCATGATGCCGCGCTAGGAGCAGGTTTAAAAGCAGGGCTTATGACAGGCATCCTTACTTCTGGTATGTCCATGATTGGTCGTGGCGGGGTTGAAGACGCCTTGCTACGGAATATGTCCTTCCGTCAAATTAAAAGGATTACGTCTGCTGTATTAGGACGTAATGTTGGAAACGAAGCGTTTAAAGAAGTATTCAAAAGGTCTATTAAGAAGGCTATACGTAAGCATTTTATTGACGCCCCCAAGAGTTACCTGAGAAATTTTGCTGATGAGGCATACGAAGAAGGGTTAGATGAACTATTAAACTCTTTCATTATTGATGCCGCTACAGACGAAGACACTCCTTTCCTTGAAAGAATGCAGGGGGTTTTCCACGCCGCCTTGTTAGGGGGGCTGATGGGCGCGGGGTCAACCTTTATTGGGAGGACGGCAAAGAATGTTGCCCCCCGTATGTTCCTTGATCAGGCGGCGGCAGCAAGATTTGAGAAAAGCCTTTTCGAGCAATACGAAAAAGATGTCGAAGCGAAGGGTTTGACGGGGCAACTCAAAAGGGCGGGTGCGCCTACTACGGCTAAGGAAGCGGAGCGTATTATTAGGAGGTATAAAAGAGCCGAAGAAACCGATGGCACTACACTAACCGAAGAAGAAGAAGCGGACGAAACCTTAGAGAAACTTTCCCCCGAAGATGTAAAAGCGGAAGCGGACTCGATTGAAGAAGGGATGAAAAACATCCCTAAAGAAACAGTAGAGGAGGCAGTAAACACCGAGTCGGCTAGGAAGAAAACAAAAAGTTCTGTTGATCTGGAAACTGCTAGTTCTTCGGCAGCTACTCAACTCCTAACTGAAAGCGAGGGGGACACCAATGGTGCAGGACGAGTAACGTCCCAGCACTCTGCCAAGCAGGTTAAAATTGATTTAAAAGTTGCCTACACACTAAACCTAAAAGGCGTAGAGAAGCGTGTTAAACTATTTAGGCAACTGGAAAGGCAACTTCAAGAAACCCCAGAAGGTGCCGCCGCAGATAGGCTCAGACGAAGCATACGTGAAGCTGTCGAGTCGGGCAGGGTTATGTCCCCAGAGCAAGGTGAGGCAGTAAAAAGAACTTTGTTAGAAACATTCAATAGGGATATTGCGGCCCTTAGAGAAGCTGAAAAGAAAGGCCCTTCTAAAGAAGCAGAAGAAGCTATTGAAAGTTTAGTTGAAGGAGGCTTCCCACATTCTTTAGAAGTTAGCCAACTTGAAGACTTAGGTGTTGCTGTTGCAGAGACGGACAATGCATCGCTAGCCGTGTTAACGCAGACATTGGCAAAAAAAATTAGGGAGAGGTTTCCTGTTTTAAGAAAAACGAAACCTGCTGGCGGGGCTAAAGTCCCGTCTGTGTATGGAGGCGTAGCCAGCTTTGTTTTTGTAAATTCAAAGGGGCATGGGGTGTTTAACAATGACCCAGCAGGTATGCTCACTCTACTTGAGAGTAATGTGGCTGTCCCCGTTACGGAAGAAATAGTCAACGCCGACACAACTAATCCATCGTTTAGGTTTGAACAAGTAGGCGACCAGTTTTTTGTATCGGACATTATGGTCCGTGAATCTGGGGGGCTGGTTTCCGCAAAGACTGCCTTTAACAAAGTCGGCGCGTTAGAAGAAGACTACTCTGTTTTCACAGAACTAGCCCAACAAGTTAAAGCCGCGAAAGAAGCGGCAAAACCTTTCAACGGCAAAGTTAAAGTTACCGACCCGTTCAGACCAAGTAGACAAATAACTCTAGCGGGGTTGCTCAAGAAGGCTAGCAACATAGAACTCCTTCGTGGGGCCGTCGCTTCGGATGAATCTTTAAACCTTAATAAAGATTTTGTGGAAGCTACCGCCGTAGCTTTGCAGTTAGAGATTCAAAAAGCCGTTTACGAGTATTCGGCTAAATCAGCAGATTCGGATACCGACTCCAATATTATATCTATCCTTGAAACAAAGGACAGACATGGACAGTTCTTCCAGAGACAACAATTCCAAAGAGCAAAACGGGCTAAGAGAAGTTTTGTCAGTTTGCTTGAACCTGACACAGACCTTCACACTTCTGAGGAGACATACAACCCAGAAGAGAATGGCAGAGACGACACCTACGTCCCGCCACGACTCAACCCTATGCGCCCCCCATCGCAAGCTACATTGGAAGGGTTTATCCAAGACCTGCACACAGGCGCAGCAGCAGCATTAGAAGGAGATCCTGAATTGTTGGGGGCAGCTAAAATGCTCCTTAATGCAACGGTTTACCAAGACGCAGAAGGGAACGCAGACAAAAAAACACCAGAGCAAGTCTTTGACGAACTAGTAGCCTACTTTGTTACTGGGGCGACTTCATCTAATAAGTCTGCCCTCCAGTTTCAATTGGAACTGAAAGCTGGAGCGTATACAAACGCTGCCCCTCTTAGAAAGACGCTCAAGATTCTTGGCATCTCAGCCCCCCAAGTTGAAGCGTCCCCAGATACTGACCCGTCTTACGCCGAATTAGTCAGAGAATCCTTGCAAGGTATTATGGGGGAAGATGTGGAAGTCACCATAACTAACGCAAAAGATTTCTTCAAAGACGTTAAGAAAGCTACTCAAGCATTTCATTCACGCGCCATTGTAGATGGCAAGTCCCGCAAACAAAACATAAAGCGGAACATGAAAGAAGTCGATGCACTCGGTCTAGAGAATGGCAACATGGACTCTGTTATTTCTGCTTTAGAGAAAATTTCTAAAGGAAAAAACAAGATGTATGCACTTGTTGCTAAAATTATTCTTAGCAAGAAAGGGCTTCTTTCCAGAATCAACTTTGTTATGGATGTGTCTACTCATGCGTTTGCTGGTGAGTATACAGTTGATGCGACAGGCACCCCCCAAGTAGCTATTAACTTAGCTCGACGGGCAGAAGGAGGTGTTGAGGGGGTTCTCCTGCATGAACTTACCCACGCAATTACATTTGGGATTCTTCGGACTGACCCTAAAAATAGGACGGCAAAAGAAAACGAATCAATCGCCGCGCTTGAAGCACTTTTCCAACAAGTCAGGAGGGAAGCAAACAAAGGACCCCAAAGTGGCTTAGTTGATTATGCCATGTCAAACCTAGATGAGTTTTTAACTCACATCTTGGTATCCCCTAAATTCCAAAAATACGTCAAAGGTATCAGGGTGCCAGATGGCTCACGCAATTTGTTGCAAAGGATCTTAATACGCTTAGGGCAATTGATGGGAGTCCCATCTAGGCAATACAGTGAAGCCGTAGCCAAGGTGCTTGATATTGCTACGCAAACCGACCCCGTAACCGGAGGGTCTATCGCAGAATCAGTTGCGGCTAGCGTTGTAGGTTCTCAGACTAGAAGGAACGCACTGGCCTCCAGCATCGGGGGCAGGGGGGAAGCCGCACTAGAGGAAAAACTAATCGAAAGCGCCAGAGAGATTTATGCTTGGGCGGCGGCTTTCCTGCCCAACGAAGTAAATGTCGTATTTGATGACAGTATCGATGTCATTGCAGAGTTCAACCTAGACACACAGTCGATCCATATCAACGGTGTGCGAGCCGCTATCTTCTTAAACAAAAAGTTAGCCGAAGCTGGGGGGACAGGAATAAACAGAGAGCATATACTTTCTCAGATTCTTAATGAGGAGATGGCCCATGTCAGTTCTTTCGCTACGCTCACGCAAGCTGAAATCAACGACATGATGGCAGCTATGACCAACAAAGAAGCGTTGAAGGTCATAGAGAAATACTACCCAGCAGATGAACAAGCGGAGGCAGTAGAAAGATTGAACAGCCCCGACCCCAAAGTTAGAGAGGCTGAGAAATTCATCTTGGTTGAAGAGAGCTTACGGATGCACACACAGAATGTGCTTAGGGGCGCGACTACGGAAGAGAACGTAGATTTCCTTTTGGAGAATCCTACCCTCATTAAGACTGTCCAGAAGTATTTCAAAGCTCAACTTCGTAAGTTGACATATCGTGTAAGTGGGCAAGTGCCTCCTTACATGAGGAAGTCAGTGAACCGTATGATCACTGAGATGAGGGCAATGGAAGCGGGTTACCGGACTTCCCCTAACGGTATGCATTTTGATACTGCCGATCCTGATGCGACTCTTCGCCAGTTGCTGAAGCAGTTGGAAATGAACAAGTCCGTAGAAGGCAGGGACGAGGAAGAAGACGAAAGTGAAGGTCCTGCGGTGTTGACCCCCTCACTACAAACTAGAATAGGTGCCGATGCTGGAGGAGTCCCCTCCGACCATACAGGACTGGGGGGTCTAGCAGAAGGCAAGTCGGTTGTTACTAACGCAAGTCCTCTTCCTGAATCGTTTATAGAAGACGCCAAAGCAGGGAGGACAGTTCGTGTTGGTAAATCGCACACCAATATTACTCTTGGAAGACTAAGTAGAGAAAGGTTGCTAAAGGGCGGGACAGAAAACGAGGCTTTTGACGAAAGCTACCCTCTGGGAGTAATGCCTTTTTCTGTCGCTATTAGAGGCAAGAAATACAATGCGTTTAACGTCCGCTTGTCTAATGCAGGAGTAAACTTATCGGACGCCCAATACGAAACCTTTTTGAAGGGGTCTGCCGCTTCTTATGTCCTTGAGGAAGCCATGACTCTTGAGGAGGTCGCGGACAATATTAACAGACAAGCTAATAGGAACCGCGCAGCAGCAAAGATTGGCAAAACTGATTTGTTGCTGACGAACCCTGAACTTGAGTTGCTGGGCAAAAAACAAATTGTCCCAGCAGGAACTGTTGTTTACGCGCAAGGAGCAAAGACAGTAGTAGGGGGACCATCAGGGGACCTTGTCTCTGCCAATGAAGCTATCGACATTAGTGACCTAGATCTCTCCGAGTGGGGTACTCTGGCATATAACCCTGCCCAAGGGAACTATATGTATAGTGCGTCCAAAGATGACCAAGGGGCAGACGTTTATAACACGGACCAGAAATTTGTTTCTGCGGACGAAGTGATGATGGTCAGTGATCTCAAAGCGCATGAACAGGGCGAGAAGAATCCATTTAAGAACTTCACTGTCCTCGCACGGAATGCGGTGTTCGCCCCACTAGACCCTGAACTAGAATCCGACCGCCCCGCGCATGAGAGACTTCGGGAATCAGTAGACAAGAATCAGGAATCACCTACCACGTTGCAGAAATTGCAGACACGCTACGGTGGGGACATTGAGTTTTCTGAGAATGTAAGTGCCGCGCAATCAAAAGTAGACGAAGCGATGCATAGGGGAGTCGAACATATCGACTCTGGCATACTAGGCAGTAAACCCCATGAGTTAGCAAAACTTCTGGACTCTAAGATCGCCCCTAAAGACAGGGTTGATTGGAAGAAAAATTGGAGAGGTCAGGCGAAAGATTGGAAAGACAAGGGTAAGGAAGCAGCATATTACGAAGATGTCGAAAAAACTGCGGGTAAGATACTTGGGGTTCTTGAACGTGCTTTGTATGAATACCCTGACTTTGTTTCTTGGTATGAGGAGCGTGTTAAAATGGCCCTCGATATTTTTGAGGAACTAGACCCCGACATTAAAAAGCCAGAGAATAGTTTTGTGCTTAAAGCCCTTCTTGCTGTCACATCAAACGGCAACAAGGTTAAAGAGCAGACAGAGGATTCTTGGAGAATCTATAAGCAGTGGAAAGCTACAGGCAAATTCTTCAACGATGAAAAGCCGAGAGGCACAAGACCGTCTGCGATTAATGGTCATTTAAAGCTACTAGATAAATGGGCGGACCAACATGGTTGGGAATTCGTTGAAGAGTTCTTATCTACCACAGGAACCGTAGCGGAGCTAAGAGAAAGACTGCAAGTGGACTTTGGTTACACCAAAACACAGGCAGAAAAATTAACTACAGGGGAGTTGATCGACGAGACGGTTCCGTTCGCGCTAGTCTTTGGGGCTAAGTTAGGTTCGTTCCACCATAACCTTAACGGAAACTTTGATCCCATTACCATGGACCTTTGGTTCATGAGAACCTTCGGTCGGACAATAGGGGCGCAACTAGCGAAGGACACCCGTGCGGAATTCGCAGCGAAAAAGAAAAGAGTAGATGCAGCTTTAGAGGCGTATATTAAAACGGACCCGAAAGGGGAGTTGTTCAAACAAGCAGGGCTTGGTCGTAAACGCAAAAGAAGCACGGACCTTGTTATAGGGTTAGCCAAGTTCTGGACAAAGCCCAGCCACAGACAGATGTTCTGGGGCGAGAGCGAAGGTTCATGGGTTGAGTTTTCTGGCAAGATGGAGAAAGCATCTCCTGTAACTGATGAACTCAGGAAAGCTACCAATGCTCTTTATAAGGTTCTTGATAATGGGGTAGAATTAATTGAAGCCCCAGTTTCAGGAGGTCACCGCAGGTTTATTAGACTTGCAATGATGGGCGCGATGGATAAATTAGAATCCTCAACTGGGGTCCGCATGATCCCTGCGGAAGCGCAAGCGATACTTTGGTATTATGAAAAAGCAGTCCACAAAGAATTCGGGTCGGGGCAAGAAGAAGCGCCTGATTACGCTACAGCCGCCAACGAAGTCTTCCGAAACGAAAGAGGAAATGATGCAGTCTCTTTTAGAGAATCCACCGCTAACCAGCGAAGAGGAAGAGTATCTAGAGACGCTGACGGAGATCGTCGGGGAGGACTAACACCCCCGAAAAAACTTCAGTCTCGCTACGGGGGGTCAGTTGCGGGGGTTACCCCCACTGGATTCCCTGAGAGACAGACTGCGGAAGAAGTAGATGACCACTACTTAGATGCAGTAGCGGCAGGTGACTTGGCGACTGCCCAAATAGTTATTGAGGAAATAGCCGCTAGATTAGGGTTCCACCTAGACGAGCAAGGCGTCCCGCAAGTCTTCGCTAGAGGCGGGTTAGAAAAAGGCAGGGAAGTTTTTGGTCCCATTGCTTTCTGGGTGCAAGACTTCGATCAAGATGTAGCCGCCAAATATCGAGACACGGCGGGAACTTATTCTGGCACCCCCGCTATAGGGGTTGATAAGAACGAGGCTAAAAAAGCCAATAAGAGGACTGTAGAAGTAATCAAAAAAGCTCCCGAAGCTATCCGACAACTAGTTGCCTACAACCTTTTGTCACAAGGTTACGCTAATGCGGAAGCTACTGTTCTGCCTAGAGAAGATATGCGGACCACCAATAGGCGAGCCGCCCCGCCCAAGATTGGGGATAGTAGGGCCAAAGATATTTTGACCTTTAACGTAGGTAGTGCGGAAGGCCAAACAATGTTTGGGGCCTTTGGGAAAAGGCTGATAGATGCATACAATTCTGGCGACTATAATTATGTGCTAGATAACTGGGACAACGACATACCTGATTATAAAGTCACCACTTGGGTGAGGGACATGGTGCGTCTTAGTAAAAACGAAGTCCAAAAAGCGTTTGGAGAAACCTCAGAACTTATAAGGCGATCTGCTCTTAAAACCCCCAAGACGGACGCTTTCCTAAAGGCTATTTCTGCGGACACCGTGTTAGGCCCCATGAGAACCATGACCCGTGTGTATATTAAGACGGGGCCTATAAAATACACCGAAGGTAAGGGTGGTTTCATGGATAGCAGGTTCCAGCAGAAAACCTACGAAGAAGAAGGCTATGGAACTATTTGGGACGAGAAGGCTGTTGGTGGGTCAAGAGGGTTTGACCAACCTTTAGCCGCCCAGATTGTCACTGGTCCGTCAGCAATTATTAAATCAGCAGAAGTTGTTCTTCGTGATGAAGAAGGGAACGTGATCCCTCCATCGAAGCGGTTCAACCTTACCAAGAAGAGCATTCTGCAATCCCGTTACGGGGCAGACAGTGCTGAAAGCGTCCAAGGTTTAAGTGAGGAATACCAGTTCTGGAATATGCCTTTTGAAAAGTTCTATAAACTCAGCACATCTATGGCTGGGAAGGTATATGATTCTGTCTATTCTCTTGGCCGCATCCCTGATTGGGTCAAGGAGAAGGTCCCCCGATTAGCCAACACGGACCTCAAGGCTTTTCATTTCGGGTTAGACTTCCTTCGCGTTTTGGGGGGAGTAACAAAAATAGCCCACGTAGAAGATAAAGCACACTTTGATAAAGTAATTGCTTACTTAGAAGAGGTTGGTTGGGAAGGCCCCCTTCCACAGTTTGCCCCCGCTACAGAGGACCATCATTTTAATGCCTCTACTATAAAAAGATACGACTTCACGGCGAAGCAGTTTGTTGAAGGGGAGGTTACTCAAGGGTTCGTCTTCATGGAAGAAAACAAAGACGCCGTAGAGAACGCCGATAAACAATTACTTGATGCCGCAAATCTCTCAAGGGCGCGTTTGCCACTGGTCGAAGGGGCGCGGACAAAGCACTTAGGTGACGTTTTGCGAGGAGCGGCTTTCACCTACCCTCCCGAAGATGTCGCTAGATTCTTAGTTCGCCACGCAACTGGGCGAACTTTTTCAGCACAAGACGAACGTAGTCTGGGGGAACTTGTTCCTGCTTCGCTTACAACGGAGGCTTATCAGGGTGAGACTGTTCCACTTTGGACGGAAGAAGATCTAAAGAAAAGCACATTCTGGAAAGAGAAAGCCCGACTCGCATACGATAATTTGACGCAAGAAGTTCGTCAGGCTGAAAGAGCCAATGTGATGGCGAAGGTTGGCGGGGGGTCACTCTTTCAAATTGAAGCGGAACATCGGAAGCACTTTGGTCAATCTGTCTTTAAGATTATAGACAGCCACACTGGGGAGCAGGTAGGCAAGGACTACGCTTACGACAAACGCAAATTTGCTCGTCGTAAAGCGGAGCGCCTCGACATGAAATACGGGGCATCCCGTTATAGAGTCAAAAAGATTGACCCCCCAAAGTTGCAATCCCGTTACGGGGCAGCATCAGACATCCCTTCAGTATTAGACGGGGACTCTGTAGACTACAGTAACTTTGTTGAACTGCTTGATCTTCCGCTTATGGAGATTGGGACTTATAAAAGCCCCAATCTGTTCTGGAAAGTTTTCAGGGGGGAGTCCGACCCCGCCATCCTCAAGTTTATGGAGTTGCGGGATGCGTTCATCAGGGAGAATAAAAAAACTGCCGAAGACTATAAGCTCCGGTTTGACAGAGCGGTCAAGGCAGCTAAGAAGCGGGGGATCGACATCCCACCAGAACTTATAGCGCAAGCAGGTGGATCTATACGGGGGTCTATGTTGTCCGACTCCCAGAGGGAGGCAGTAGATACCCTGTATCAAAACGAACGCAAAGCAGCATCGGGTATTGCTGATAAGGCAGACAGGGACCTTGCTCTTCAAATAGCAAAAGATAACCGTGATGCTGAGACACTTAAATACAGAAAGCAGAACAGGCAGATAGAGATCGCTAAACGAGACAGGGGGTTGAAAGATCTGATGGCGCTTGATACTGACGTATGGACTATCGTTCTGGACCTACGTAAGTTGACAGACGAGATGTCGGCAAAGGCTAAGGATCTTTTCGGCAGCACACTTATCGACGCAGTCTTCGATACTAACTTGGGGATCTATTTCACCCGCAGGTTCCGTATGTTTGAGGATAATGATTGGGCAGACACGATTAAGACAGACCCCGACTATGCTTTAGCTAGGACAGACGCCGCGAACTACTTCGCCCAACAGTATCTGGAACAAGAGGCAGACCACATTATGCGGAACGACCTTTCTATCAGTAGAAGTGATGCCTTGGACCAAGCAGAACAAGCACTCCACGCAAAAGGAACAGACGCTAAGACTATCGGGACTAACATGATGCTCGACTTCATTGATAGCTACGGGAATATGAAGCTAGACACTAGCATGGATGCGTATATCGGGGGCGACTCCGTGCAGCACATAACCATGAAAGGGCATACGCATCTTGCTAAACCCCTCAAGGAAATCTTGTCTAGTTTTGATGAGAAGAAAGATATCCCAGAACCATTGCAGCAATTGCTTGGAGTCTATGGGGACGAGGCTGGGTTAGATAATGCTCTGCATACATTTATAAATGTAGGTTCGATCATGTCGAACCAAGCATTCCTTCAACGAGTAGTCGCCCATGGCAGAAGTAAAACTACCAGACTTTCAGGGGTCGGTGGGGACACGCGAGAACCTTGGATGATTACTGCCGAAGAGTTTAAGAAAGATCGAGAACTGGCACCTGATGACAGGAAGTATGCGGGGTGGGTCCAACTACGTGATGAGGAGCATCCCGATTGGAATCCCGCTTCTGGAATGTATATGCCGAAAGAAGCTGCGGACAACCTAACCGCAATGTTTTCTGTGGACAAGGTTAAGCCCAGAAAGATGGCAGCAGTAGTCGCAGCAGGGGTTATCAGGGGCTTGCAAATCGCCACTGGTCTTTCGTTGGCATCTAAGACATTAGGTGCTGCGGGTTTCTATCTCAGAAATGCCGTTGGTAACGCATTGTTCTTCGGGCCTATGCAAGGGCATTACGGCAGCATAGGTGCCATGTTCAAAGAAGGCGGGGGTGTTCTTGGTCTTACTGAAGGTCTGAAAGAGGACTCCCTTATCAGGAGGGCAGCATTCGGTTCCCGTGCTGAGATGAACGCAGAACTTAGAGAGCTTGCTGCAATGAATGTGTGGGGGGATGAGATGGACGCACAGCTTCTGCAAGATTTGCTTTCAGGCAAGAAAGATTACTTCTCCGTGCAAGAGGGGTTAACCAAACTGATCGACAAGTTGGGTAAGCAAAGCCCAGCAGGTCGTGTGACGGGGGTCGTTAAGAAAGGTTGGGACGCTTCAGCAAGTGGTTACAACGCAACTCTAGGACTGTTGACTCGTATGGCGTCTGCCATGGATGCATACCATAAGATCAGTTTGTATGAGCATGAGTTAAGGGTGTTGGTCCAAGCAGCAGAGTCAGACCCCAGTGGTCAATTCGGCAGACTACTTAGACCAGACGGCACACCCTCCCCCGCAATGAAAATGAAAGCGGCAGAGAAGGTTAAGATGACTTCTCAAACGTATAGTCAAGCGCCCCCATGGGTTACAGGCTTTACGAGGGGTGAGATAGGGATCGCCATTTCCCCTTACTTGCGGTTCGCGGCAGAGGTTCCGCGAGTCATGATCAATAGTTACAAGCTGGGTTTCCAAGAAATGAGAAGCGGTAACAAGGTGATCAGGAACAGGGGCATAAACAGGGTAGCGCACTCTACATTTATGTTGTCCTTTGTTAGCGGGGTATTGCCTACCATGATCAACCGTCTCTGGGCAGGTCTTAGTGACGATGAGGAAGAGGCATTGAGGTTGAGCGCACCTCCTTACCTTCGGAACAACCGACTGATTTATTGGAAGGATAAAAATGGGAAGTATAACAGTCTGGATCTCACCTACCTTAACCCGTTCTCCTTGGTGACAAACCCCACTAGTAGTGCGGTTGAACATATGGTGACCGGAGATTGGGACGAAGTTGTCCCCTCAATTTTGGGGGGCGTTGCCGAAGGATACATGGGAGAGCAGATATTATTCGGAGCGATAATGGACGTTGCCACAAACACGGATGATCGTGGTCAACCGATCTTCATCAAAGGTGGGGATGATTATGGCGAACAACTCTGGAGGGGGACGCTGCATATTGTAGACAAGGCTTATGGGTTGAGGACCCCGAAGAAAATAGCAGAGGCAGTAAGTGCTATGCAGGGGACATACACAGGAAAAGGACTAATGGGTCGGGGGCCTCTCGGGATCATGTTCCAAGAGTTCCTTCCTGTTAAACCTTACCCGATTGATTTGTCGGCTAACCTGCGGACTTACCTAAGAGACAACGCCGGAAGAACAAGAGACGCTAAGTCTAGGCTGAGTCGAACATACACCAAAAGAACTATGTCGGACGAGAAAGTCATAAGCATTTATGAGGATGTTGCCGACACAGTCCACAATCTGAACGATGAATTGGGGACCGTTGTCAGGGGGTTCCACAGTCTAGGGTTGTCGTGGGATGAGATCATCTCAGAGGCAAAAACAAAACAGGTGGGGGAGAAAAGAGTCAAGCACTCTGCTCTTGGGTTCTCCCAAAGGATTATCCTGTCCCCAAGGGCAAAAGAAATTATGATGAAGGAAAGTGCCACAAGGCACCGATTCATGCTCCTACAGAACCACATTTACAGACAACCAGAATTTAAAAGGATAGATAAGTAATCGCCATGGCTAAGAAAACTAAGAAAAAGTTTGTGCCTCACACGATGTTCCACCCTGACACAGGGGAAGGAGTTAAAGTGAAGACGCACAAGAAACATCTTGATCTATCAAAGAAAGGATGGACGCACCGCAAACCCTCCAGAAAACCACAACCAAAAGGGAAAACCGCTTCCTTGCGGAAACGGTTGGTTAAAAAGATGGGGAGGGGTGGTGGCTATTAGCCTTGATACAGAATTCGGAGTGTATCTGTTCCTGCTGGCGACAGTAACTATGTGTTACATCATGAGTAAGTTATTGGAGTGGTGAGTGCCTCTCTTGCTTCCTCACTCGCCTTAGCCCTCTGCTCTTTCAGCATAGCCTTGGCAAGGATAGCGTAGTTAACGATGTCTTCACAGGCATCGTCCACTGTCTCTCCTTCTACCTGCAACTCCCCGTCATTGGTAAAAGAATTAATCCTCTGGATCTTATCCAGAACACGGAGCATGATCCCCTTTACAGGGTTCACTCCCACTAACTCAGATGTCCTGAAGTTAGCAAAAGGGTCCGATGCTTTTTTGCCCCCAGTATAGTCGAGGGACTTACGCTTCATAATGTCTCTGCAATTCTCGCAGGTCTGGTCGTGTAGCTTGAGTAACTGATCTAGTGTCATATCTATGTGAGTTCAAAAGACCCCTTGGTTACTGTGTGAATACCGTCCCGCACCTTCTCAAATAACTTAGATTGTTCGTCCTCAAAAGAGGAACCGCTCATAGCAAGGATGCCTAAGATAAATCTATTGAGGTGCTTCTCCTGATGCGCCCTCACGCACCTTATGCTGGCAGAAGGACTGAACGCAATGATACTCCATCCAGACGGGTTGTTGTCGTGGTCATCAGGTTTTGCTTTGATAGAAATATGAGTGTCCCCTACATCTATAATAGTGGTGGTGGTATCTTCTGGCTCTTTCATTAGTAATGTGTCGAGGTAAGTTTACAGGGTTCAGAATCATGGATCAACTTCATGTTCTGTAACTTTCTATTTATAGCAGTCATGACGTATTCCTCGATGGAGTCATGCGCCAGCAGCACCTTCTGAAGGGCATCAGACTTAGCCCCGTTACGGTGGATGCGCCCGATAACCTGAGAGAATTCCTTAGCGTTAAAGCTAGGGGAGATCAGGGATAGCCTCGGCCTTTTCCCTTGGACATCATGCAGGGAGATGCCTGTCCCACCAGTGGCAGAGTTAAGCACCAGACAATGAGCCTCATCGTTTTGAAATTGCTCGATGTATTCGTCCCTATCGTCAGGGTGTGTCGCCCCATAGATAGCTTTACAATCCAACAGAGCAGTTAGTTCTTCTATGCTCTCGGTGTAGTTCAGGAAGATCGCTACGTTATAGCCCTCATCCATTGCCTCGTTTGTCATGGAGGCGATGTCCGCGATCTTATACATCTCGCACATCTCCCGCGCCCTACCTATCTTGACGATTGTTAGTTCGTCTTCTTCCTCGCCTTTCTCGGGCATTGTCCCGTCTTCAATGTATGCTCGGACATCTTCTGCTGACAGGTTAAGTTTGGAATACTCCCTAACGATCTTCTTATTATTCTTAAACTCGATAGGGTCCACGATTACACGGTTAGCCCTAAAGGAATCAGGGAAGTCTTTTACGGTTAAGCCTTTGGTCGTTACACCATACATAGCCTTTCGTAATTCTGTCAGGGCAAACTCTGGGTCGGTCATTTCGTAGCCTCCGAAGTATCCCTCTTCGCACCGTAGAGAATGCAGCCATGAGAAGTAACTGGGCAAGCTCCCGCAGGGACTGCTCCGGTCGTTGTTGTGCAACCGCAGCATATACCCTAGAGGGCGCATCTCTATGGGAGACTCACAAGGAGTCCCACTCATCCCATGGACTACATACCCCTGCCTTATAAGGGCAATAAGAACAGCAGCATTCTGAGTCCACGGTCCCTTTAACTGGTGGATCTCATCCACAAGAAACAACGTCTCTTTGCGGGGGCAGGTCAGGGGGTTCCACGTAAAGTGTTTCTTCCCCCGCTTCGCAAGCCACCCTGTTTTCCCCAGACGCAATTTCTCTATGTTGAGAATGAACAACGGTTCGATGCCGCACTCCTCCAGTTCTCTTTTCCAAGTAGGGGACACTGCCTTCGGGCATATTACTGCTACGTTTTTAATCCGGTCGGACTTAGCTAGGATAGTTCTCGCAGTCCGCGCCCCCACTACCGTCTTGCCTGTTCCCATGTAGGATGAGTCAAGGGTGCTTCTCCCTGACAAAAGGTTAGGGACAAAGAAATCATGCGCCTCTTGTTGAGGGGGGAACAATTCCTTCATAGCTTCAGGCCCTTCCCTGCTCCTAACTTATCTTCCCCAGCATGGATTGCTTTGTCGTGCCAGCAATCACACTTACCACAATAAATATCATGGGACTCTGTCTCTGCTTTCTTGCTGGTGTTCACTAACCGGAACACATCACTCGGGTCGATGCGCCCAGTTAATTTGTCACAGGTAGTGATGAGCCTCTTCTGTAGATATGCTGCTATACCTTGTGCGTCTTCTTCGTCTAGGGAATGAGACATCCCTTCGATGAGATCCAGAAAGTAATCGATCTTCTGTAATCTTTTCGTAGCGTTGTTACGTGCTTTGATGTTCTTAGCCATTGGTTCGTTTTTGTTTGGGGGTTAATCTCCGATCTGAGCGGCAGCACACCACATACCTATGAGGGCTAGGCACTCCTGCATTGTGGACTCTGATGCCAAGAATTCTAACTCATCGAGTTGATACCCACTTTGCTCAAGGAAGTCATCCATTACGGGGTCCTCGCTTATGCTCCAGATAACCCACCTATCTCTAGAAGCCCATTCAGGTCCATTAAAATCAGGGGGGAGGGACTCCTTTCTTCTGCTATCCTCTACAAAGTAGTGACTGCCCAAGATGTCTCGGACATCGTAAAGCCCTTTCTCTTTTTTCTTAACGAAGATCACTCTGCTCCCTCCTCGATTACTTCTCCTGCTTGGTCTTCTTTAAGCAAAGTATCCACCGCTTTCAGGACCTCGTCCCTTAGCCTACGGTCGAGCTTACGCTTCATCAATATATCTTTGATGTCACCAGCAGTGAAAGCAGGTTCACGTAATCTTTCTGCCGTTGGTCTGCTGACCTCCTTCGCGGAGGTTGGCACTGGTTCAGGTGCAGGGAGGGGGTCCTTAATGAGGGACTCGATGTTCATCCTATGGACCGTGCTTGACCTCATCTTGCGTAGCGCAAACTTCGGGAGGTCCTTGAGGAACTTAGCAGGTTCAAGGGAGGCGAGGTATTTATCCCCGTCGATCTCCACCACTCGGTGGACTTCTTTAGATAATGGAGTTGCCATAATGTATTCAGTTTTGGTTTGCCCCCACCCCCCAAGGAGAAAAGTGAAAACCTCAGAGGGTGGGAGCGGAGTCCATGAAGCATGGTTGTGGTCATCTTCATTGGACTCGGGGTGACTATACACAGATAGATTCTTTTGTCAAGAATTTGTTATGTCTTTTTTTATCTGGTCTATCCGGTTGAAGATCTCGTCAACGGGTGCGCCGATGCGGGGTTCAGTCATGTTCTTGATGTCGTCTTTAAGTTCTTCTAACTGATCTAGGATGAGGTAACGGGAACACACCCGTCTCATCCAAGGAAGATACTTAGCCACATTGACAAGTTTACTCATTAACTGGGGCCTTGCTTTGCTGATACCTTTCATGACCGTGCCGTATCCCCATGATGTAAAGTAGGGCGAGACTCTGGGTGAACTGACCTTTAGTCCACTTACGTTGTGCTACGTTCTCGATAATCTCAGCTTCGATCTTAGCGTGTTCGTCCGCTTGCTTACTCTGAATCTCCTCCAAGGTCATTATAATACTCCTGCTTCTTAGGGTTTCGGATCTGCCCCATGGAGGGGATTCTTTCCCCAGACAAGATCTCTTGTTGCTCGTCTAGGATTTCCCCAAGAGATATAATCTTTTCTCTTACGTCTACCCTCTTGTCGGGGTCTGTCTCACGGTCGTAAAAATCCACCAGTTTTTCTGTCAGTTCTTTCCAGCTTCCTGTCATGTCTTCTTCTCCTTAATACTATTAATGTTACTGTGATAGCGGTTATGCAAATGATGAGTTCTTTCATACTCATAGTAGTTGGTCTATCAGTTCTGCTGCGTGTTCCTTTATCCAGATTCTCCCTGCACTGGTGGTTAAACCCCTGTCGGTTAACAACACAGAGAGAGCATGGAGAAGTGCAGGTGCTTTGCAAGTAAGGTAAACCAGTTCTTCCCACGCCTTATCATCTGCCTGTCGGTCCTTGGGGAGGTTCAGATCCTGACTAAGGGTCGCAACAATCTTCTTCCCCCTATAAATAACCAAGGTGTTTTTTTCTAGGAGTTTACAGTGAAACTCTGGTCCAGATACTTTAGTGTAATTCATTGATACTGTGGGTTTCTTCATACCTGTCGAAGTCTTCCTGAGACTGCATAATGTTGTGCCTCAGTTTGAATACCTCTGCGAAAGAACTGAGAGGGAAAGTAGCGTGATTAAAATAGAGGGCAGGGAAATAAGTGTAGTCCCCGTCTTCATCTTTCGCCAGCATCCCATCCTTGTCACGATGTGCGACTGGGTTTATCTCAATACGGTAGCGCCCGTCATTGGTCCCAGATCTAAGGTAAGGGTAAAGGGGTTCACTCCAGTAATCGGAGGTAGTGTAGTCCTTCTCTGACAGGGCAAACAAACCGGAGGACATTAACTCTTCATGGTAATCCCCCGCATGAAACAGGGCTTTATACTTCTCCACTATCCTTGCCCACCTTGCCTTCTCCTCGGCCTTGCGTTGACGAGCAACCTGCCTCATGCCCAGCGCCTCCATTGATTTAGCAAAGACCCACTCTTTAGTTTTCTGGGGCAGGTCTTCTACTGTGACCTTGTATCTAGCATCCCCAGACTGGTAAGAGTGGAGGCTTAGAACTCTCCACCCTGATCCTCGCTGAAGTTTAATCGTGTGTCGGTATTCAGGTTCATCCCTGCCGATCCATCTCTCTCCGAAACAAAAGGTATCAGTAACGATCTGAGGGTCGAGACGCAGACCCTTGGCAATCTGCTCAAGGGATTCGGTTGGTGATAAGGAACTTATGTTCTTCATAATATTCAGGTTGGTTGGTGGTTAGTCGTAGCCCATAGTGTCGAGATCTCTGGGGAGCGAGAGAACCTCAACAGTCGCGGCCCCATGAGGGTCTTTGACTATGAGTCTCTGTCCGTTCACGGACGCATGGTAATGCTTGCCGGGAGTCACCTTCCTGATGATCTCTCCGAACCCCGTGCCGTTGATCTCGACTATCAGGTTTCTGGTGAATACTTCCCAGTGGTGTGTGGGGTAGGTGTCTTTCATAATATTCAGGTTGGTTGGTGGTGTTTGGTATTTGGTTTTAGTGAGTGAGTGTCCCGCCCCCCCGTTAGCCTAGTAGAACTCCTACAAACTACAGGGCAAACACATGAACGTAGGGGGGCGGGACTGAAATTATTTCTAGTCCTTCCATGCGAACCAGTCGTCGAACAGGGGTAGAGTGGATAACGTATCCTTCGCAAAGGAGTTAGCATTACTGAATGCCCTGTCAAAGATCGCAAACTTCTCATCGGGGTAGCCTTCACCCCACGTAGCTGCCTTGACCAAGAAATCAGGAGTCAGCATAGACCCACCGGAAACAGGGAACGCAGTCCACCAGATGTGGTCCCATTTGTAAGGTAGGTTACTGCCTTCTGGGGACTCAGCTAGAACGCAGACTCGTCTGTCATTCTGCATATACAACCACTCGTTAGAGGGGGCCTCACTTGTCCCTACAAGGATAGCGTGTTCCCCGTTCCTCTCGTTCACAACGATGTCCCCTACACGGTTATCTGTCTTAGGGTAACAGGACTCCATGCTTTGTCCGTGCTTCAACACTTCGACTACATGGGGAGTGATCTCAATATTCATTTGTTGGCTCATGATGTTAGGACTATACACAGATTGAATTCTTTTTCAAGACTTTTTATTTTTTTTTCAATCCTCATTATCTACCTCAGTGGTATAGGCAAAGTCTATGTCCCTGTTATCTTCAGCTTCCCTAATGACCCTTAGAATTTGCTCGGCCTCATCAGGTGCCGCTACCGTAATGATGATTACAGGCATGGCGCTTTAAGCATGGTCAGGACTAGTAAAGGCTAGGTTAATTTGAATCGTCGCACCGTTAGTGACTACGGGGTTGTCCTCATTTAACTCAGAGTCAACTAAGAACTCGTAATCATCTACCTCACGGTTGACCCCCTCACCATCAATCCCCCCTATCCCACGGTCCTTCAGGTGCTTCTTCAAAACCCCTGCACTCCCGACGAAAACCCCTATCCTGTCAGAGAAGATTCTGATCAGGTCTGCCATTTGATTAAGGCTAATAGAGTTAGCCAATTCGATTGTTTCTTTATTCATAATTAACAGTTGTGTCGCGCCCAACAAATCCTACCGGAAATGTGCTGTGGGTTTCAGTTGTCACTTCCTCGGTGCTGTTTAATTGTGCCAGCATACGTTCGTAGTTAGCGTCCCTCAAAACCCACCGTGCCTTGAACCAGTCCTCTAGTCCTTGGTCCATTGCCTCCTCCAGATCCTCATCAGCACCGACGATGACTTCCGTTGTCCGTATGATGTTGTCACTCCATGACTCCCACTCGACAAGGTATACAAGGGGTTCCTTCTCCTCTTCTTCCTCGGGTTCATAAGCATCATACAGTGCCATCAGAAAGATTGTGCTGATGACATCATCATCTGAGAACCTATCACCATTCTGGGCGTGAACTGTTTGGCATATAACATCCAGTTCTTCATCAGAATAAAGGTCCTCTTCCTCCTCCTGTAAGATCATCTTCATCAACGCAGAGTTAAGGCGAAGTAGTTGCTTCCCCTCGGGGTCTTTCGGAACAGGTAACCTGCCCCATTGCATTGCCTGACCTCTCTCCAGATCGTAAGGGACCGGAACTGTCAGAGAGTCGTCGAAGCTCTGGCTATTTATAGTTGCTCCATCAGGTAGCGTTACGGTGTAGCCTCCGATTTCGATTTCGATTAATTTGGTTGTGGTGTTCATTTGGTCTTCTCGTTTATGTATTCCAGATCTTGATCCATCGCTTGCCGTGCTTCCGCTTCACGTTGGTCTATCCAGTTGTGGTATTCCTCCCGTTCTCTCTGGATGTCTTGCTGTGTGAACGGAGCATAGGCACGGGGTCCATCAGACATGATGTCCATTAGTTCTGATTCAGTCATTGGATGCCTCCGTTCTCAGTCCTTGCAGGAAAGGGTTCTTCGATATGGTTTCGGAGTTGTGCTTATCCAGTGCCTTGTCAAGGCGACCCTCAACATGGGTCAGGATGGATTTAATATTAGAGGGACTCCACTCGCCAAAGTTCTTGAGCAGGTTTCGTAAGATTCCTACCTCGTAGCAGATGTCCCCCCGTAAACGGGTTGCTGCCAGTGACTCGGCATGGTATGCATCGGCGTATTTTTCTTCGGTGGTCTGAGGCTTGATGACCTTGACCCCTACCTCTCGGGTAGTCGGTATTATTTCGGTATTGGTATTCACGGATTCAGTATTCATGATCATTTCCATTTAGCGTTACCTTGCAGGACAAGGGCATTCCCAACTATATGTTTGCCAGCAATGGCAGAAGCACTTGGATTTGGGGGGAGGTCTTTGATAAGACCCTCTTCGTTCACAAGGAGTTGATCTCCCCCGTCGAGATAAACCAGTTCGACCAGCCCACCAACAAATTGCTGGGACTCCTCAAGAGTTGGCTCACGGTCTTTTAGTATTTTTGTTTCAGTATTCATGATTCGTTTAGAGGTAAAGGACTACTTCGCCATCAACAATTACAGCAAGCACTGCGTAGTCTTCGCCCTTCCACTTGCGGGGCTGAAGCTCAACCTTCTCCCCTTCATCGAAGGGTTCAGGGGTGGAGTAAATCTCAGCCAGCATAGCCTTGGCTTTAGCGACGGGGTAAAAGGTTGGGAACAGATTATTCATGGTTGAGTCTGGGTATACCCTAGCAGGTTCTGATTTATATTCAAGACTTTTCTACAGGGGAATAGATTTTCTTTGTAACTCACTGAGGATTAATCATCTACCCCGTCTCGGGATTCAAACGGGTTCGCCATGTCGAACAGTTCCTCGGATGAAATCCTGCCACTCTGGGCAGACCAGACCAGCAAGTCGATCTGAGCGTCAGACAGGAAGGGGTATGCCAGTCTCGACAGGTAACGGAAAGTCTTCTCTAGCCTCCGGTATTCCTTCCCGTTAGTCGGGGTGTTCTTAGGCACGTTGTCTACCCCCCGATCCCGCAACCAAGCAAGGATGTGGGTATCCAGCACGGCGTAATCGCACCCCTGTCTGGTGTGCAGCATGAAGAATCTTGCCGTCTTATTCCCGACCCCATGGATCGAGAGCAGTTCGTCAAGGGTGCAGGATGCGAGGTCCAGATCAAGGGACTGCATGATCCCCTTGGTGAGTCGTCCATACTGCCCGACCTTGCTTGCGACCAGTGCGTTATGCACCCCAGTCTCTCCGATAGATCGGAAGTAATCGAAGGGGGTTTCTTCCCCCAGCTTGGGTCCGAATCTGAGGGGACTGACCCTGCTCTTATGGAGTAAGCGGGACAGGCAACGGGATGCGTAGTCACTGTTCTTGCCAGCAACGAACATACAGAAAAGCCAGAATGCTTCTAGGCTGGACTGATCCCTGTTGTAATTAGTTATGTCCGTAGGGTTTACTACGAGCATGGAATGCGTGGTGTTTTCAGCTTTCATTTTATTGGTAGTAGTTGGTGATTAACGGTCCCTGTCTTGGGGCTTGCACCCCACCCCGTCTTCGTCCATGTCGCAGGGTTCAGGGTGCAGGTTGCGGGGTTCACGTAGTAGGGGTTCAAGCCCCATTTCTTCTCTCAACTTCTCGACGGCATCTTCAATGCGCCGTGCTGCTGCGGGACTGTAGAACCTCTCATCACATTTGTCGCACTTGGTGCATGGAAGGTCTTTAACCGTGATTGTGCTGCCTAGATAGTCGCACACATAGTCGCTAGTCTCGTCGCGGAGTTGCCCCTCAAAGCAACAGGAACATAGTCCTTCTGGGAGGCATTCACTTTCTTTCAGTTTCATATCAGTTGGTTGGTTGGTGATTAACGTCTGCGGTATGCATCCCATGCGTCCCGCTTCATAAGTTCATAATCCTCGGCATCCTCCCTGTCACGGTCGTCCTCCCAGTTATGGTCGCCCAGCCTTTCCTCGATCAGGTTGCGGTGGATAGGCTTGCCCTCAGGCCACTCACCATCACACCCATCGTAACCTGCGAGGTCTTCGTTTAAGATGTAGACCATGTCCTTAGCCACTCCCTCATCCCAGTCATCCTGATTGGGGAAGGTTATCTTTCCCTTCTCGATGAAGGTCTTGTCCCCCTCGATAAGTTTGAAAGTGACCCAGTCTCCATCGGAGATCCATCCCTTAAAGTATTCTTCTGCTCCTTGCATGGTTACGCTTCTACGATTTGGAGTTTGTCCAGTGTCTCGTTCTTCCTGCCCCTCCACCATACGCCACGCTGAATGCCCAGCTTCCTTCTCGGTTTGCGGTGGTAGTGCCTGAACACTTCGCCAGTATCGACATGGACCAGTCTCCATTTCCCTTTCGGGGTATCTACCTGCCCACCGTTAACGGTGGAGGTGAAGCACCGTTGGGGTTGCGCCCCGACCTTGATGCACCACTGCTTCCAGACATGGTTGTGACCCTGACCCCGCCCCGCTAGTGCATGGGCGATCTCGTGGAGGACAGTGTCGATGCTCTGCTCGATGTCATTCATCGAGGTAAGAATCCTGCTCAGGCTAATCTCTCTCTTGATGTGTCGGCACTGTCCGTATCTGCGGCGTGCGTTATCCCAGACAAAGGTCCAGTCGGTGAGGTTCCATTTAGCTAACTGGACTCGGGCAAACTCTTCGATGAACTCGATGGGAGTCTCGTTAGGATTCAGGTGACGACGATCTACTGTGGCAGTATACATGGTAGGAGTTGGATGGTGAGGGGTTCAGGATTAATCGATAAAGAACAGACCGCCTTCAGGGATGTGGGAATCAGCCTCCTTCAGGATATTGCCCCGCAGTTCCTTGCCCTCGGCAGTCGCAGGGGTGAAGGACAGGACCTCCCTGATCGAGTCACGTTGACCTACGGTGACTGATGCCGACAGTCCGGTCATCTTGTTCAGGATCTTCGCGGCCTTGACGAACTTAGGAATCTCGGCAGGTGCCTCGGCGTGGAGCTTTCTGACTTTCACTTTCTGTTGCATGGTAGGTTGGTCGCTCATGATGGTTAACACTATACAGGAGATTGGAAAACATTCAAGGATTTTCTGATATAAAATGAATTTAGTTTGTAACTGACTGATCCTCAGGGTGTTGCGTCTTCAGGTATTCCTCGAACAATCTCTGGATCTCCTTCTGGATGAGGTCAGACCCCGCGCCATTAGCCTTGAGGCCATCGATCAGGGCATGGACATCATCAAAAGCAATCCATGTCTGATGCTCTCCCCCTCCGATATAGTAAGACTCGATCTTGCGGTGGGGGTAGGTCTTCGCCTGTTGGATGCGCCATCTAAACTGGTCGAGGTTCTCATCCCAGTATTCATGCACTGCATCGGCAGGATACCAGCAGTCGTAAGGCAGGTGCTTATGGACCGCAGACTTCAGGAAAGAGAACTGGGTCTTCGCCCTCTCACTATGCTCTGCTGCATCGGCAAGGTCCCTGACCGTGTGACCGTTCCAAGGGGAGTCGATCTCAATTGAGGACCAGCCCTTGCTCTTCTTATGCTTCTTCCAAACTCCGTAACTCATGGTGGTATTCAGGTGGTGGTTGCTACGCCCTATTTGCCTCTGCTCGATCAGCAGCAAAGCTGACCAATGACTCTTCAGAGCATTTGCGACACTGCGCCCAGAGAATAGGGTGACCATGTTGAGTCCTGCCTGCAAAAATAATCTGGCTCGCCTGTTGATGCTTGCAGCACTCACAATGATCCTCTTCATCAGGCTCAACGCGATTTAGGTGATTGACTGGTCTGGCGACCCATCCGGCTGCTGTCAGAATTTCTCTGGTTTTAAAGCTCATGATTCTGGTTCTTTCTGGTTCTGGTTCTGGTGGTGGTGGTGGTTATTATCTATGCGCTTTATCAAGCCTGTCATTAGGGTTGTGATGTTTATCCACGCAATCGATGCGTCGAACTTCATAACCTGCTACCCCGTCAATCGTGTGGGGGATCTCGCATTCAGCCATGTAGATAAGTTCATCCTGCTGGTCAGGGTGCAGGCTATGGGTCCATGCCGTGGATCGTGCGTTCCGGTGCAGTTCCTCTCGGCAGGGGCGTTGATTGCAGAAGCGTTGCTTCAATTTTCTGAGGGCATCAAGGGTGGTATACCCTTGGGGTCGTGGTAGTTCTTTATATGGGGACATGGTATTCAGGTGGTGAGTGTTATCCAATGTGAGCGGCACGGTAACTGCGTTCTTCATTCTTGATTTCCCGCTCGACCATCTCGACTTCCTTCTGGAGGTCGTGCAGTTTGTCGAGGATCTCGACTTGCGACTTCAGTTGGTCGATCTTCCGCAGGATTTTCTCGGAGGTGAGTAAGTCTCCCCACGGGAAGATCGGATTCTGGAGCAGGGTTTCTCGATGTTCCTGCTGGTAGGCACGGAGTTCATCTTCGGATTTCTGGAGGGACTGATACAATTCGTTCATGACAGTGGTGGTATTAATGGTTCAGGCTTTCTGCTTGTAGACGATAGCGTCAAGGAAGGCTACAGGCAGGGCTATTGCGAGGGCAGGAAGGGTGGACAGGACCAGCCAAGTGGCAGGGTAAAACCACTGGACGAATTCCCATGCCGATTGCGTGCCTGAATAGAAGGCAATAAACAATAGCAGGGAGAACAGGAAGGTCTGGGTAATGAGCATGGCAGTCAGCGTGTGATGCGTCCAATTATACAGGAATAATTTCATGATGATGATGGTGGTGGGTGGGTTTAGTTTTCGTCGAAGTGATATTCTCCATGGCAAGCCTCGGCATGGTTCAGTTCGCTTTCGCGTTTACGCTGAACATCCCACAGGGCTAACTCTTCATCTTCGCACTGGCGAATAGCGTTAGCGAGGTTGGTGATCGTCTGGCGGGAAAAGTTGGGGTATTTCTGGGCGAGTCGATGCTCTTCAGTTAGGTGAGCAGGGAGATTCTTCAGGGTCTGCTGGCGGGAAGCCTTGCGTGCTTGCAGGGCAATGGAATATGCTTGGTCGATGTTCATGACAGGTGGGTAGGATGTTGGTTAGTGGTTCAGGCAAAGGGTATCATTCAGCCGACCCCGATCTGCCTTGGGGGATTCGACAAGGGGGTTGTTCCCATCACCTCCGAATTCGGACTGAGGGAGAGAGGGAACAAGGGCAACGCTTTCTTCGATGAAGCACTGGGTCGAGGGGGTGATGCGAAGGACCAGTCTCGCCCCCGCTAGGGACCCCCCTGCCTTGGCCTTGGCCCATGCGCTAGGGGTGACGGTGGTTGACTTAGGTTCCCCGTTCAGGGTTCCGGTGAAGATGAAGGTGGGTCGGTTGGCTTTCACTGTGACAATTAATAGCAGGTTCTGATTTGTTTTCAAGACTTTTCTAAAAGGAAATAGATTTTCTTTGTAACTCGTTAAGGATCAAGGGGTCAGGTTACACGCTCCATGGGTGACCGTCCTCGGTAGCCTCGGCAATCCTGTCGCGGGATGTGACCTGCTCATCTTCGGCATCGGAAGGGCGAGCTACATTCCACCAGATAGGACCTTCGGCCCCGTCATGCAGTTCCTGAATGAACTGTTCGACATGGGTGACAGTGGCGGGAAGAACCCTGACCAGTCCATGGACCTCGACCATGTCACAATCCCTGCCCCCGTGGACGATGGCAACCTTCCCATTTTCGGCGTGCTTCCTAATGGTCGAGGCAAGGTCCTGCCTTCTCTGCAATCGAGTCGTTTCACTGGAGGAGGACGGCCTCGCCCATCGACCCTGCCGACTCACAAGTCGGCAAAGGATTTCATGGTTCTTGCACTTGCGCCGACCATCATCCCGCAGGGTCACCATCCCTGTCCGAAACCATCGAGTCGGGATGTTCATGCGGGGGTCACCAAACGTGTGCCATTTCGGGGGGACTTTCAGGCCCCGCACTTTCATGGTGCGATCCAGTTCAGCGGCGACTTTCTTTTTCCAAGTAGGAGTAGGAGTATTCATGACGGTGATTATTTAAGACAGATTCTGATTTGATTTCAAGACTTTTCTGAGGGAAATAGAATTTGGTTTGTAACTCTCTGAGGATTAGTGGTTTAGGGTCGGGAGGGTTCTCTGGAATTGACTGTCAGACATCGGCAGGAAGTGAGGACCTACCCCTTTATGGACAATGCGATTGACCACCCTGTCGATGTCTTGTCCCCGCTTCACCTGCCCATGGGGTGAGCCTTCCCAGTCGATGTCGGCATTAGCTTTTGCCATCTCGACTTCCAGTTTCTGGATCACCTCATCGGTGTTCTCTGCGATGTAAAGCAGTTCCCTGATCTGTCGATCCAGTTGGTTTCTCTGGATTCTGAGGAGTTGGGAGAACTGCTTGTCGGTAGTAGTGGTCTGATCGGAATTCATTATTCGGATTGGTTGTTGGTTTGGTTTGGTTCTCAGCATTGGCTGAATGCCGCCCCCTGCGGATACAGGGGGCGGGGATCAGGCTAGGCTGCATCGGGGGTCCATTCATCGAGGGGGCATCCCAGAATCCACTCTGCGGCTTTCTGCGCTGCACTGGCAGCACGGGTGTAGAGTTTGGGGTCCTCCTTCAGTTTGCTGGACCAGCCCTTGATGTAGGCTGCGGAATTGTCCACCTGATCGTCACCCCAGCATCCAGTGACCATGCTCAGGAAACAGGCACCCAACTCTGCGATCAGTTCTTCGGCAGCATACTGGTCGCTACCGAAGGAATCGAATTCCACAATGCCAGCACGGGCAAGACGATCTTTCGATCCAGT